ATCTATAGACCCACCCATATATGATAATATTTGCATAGGTCCTAGATTATAATTTAGATCTAGCAATGATTGTTTTACATAGTATGGCCAATATTGTTCATCTGGTAAGGCTTCGCCAAATGTAACAGAACATCCAGCAAAAAGAACATTTGTTATTGATTTATTGCGGTTTTGAAAGTTTTCTGATCTATGCCCACAGTTATTGGTCTTATAGTTAATCTCTTTTGCTTTTTGAACATTAAATGTTTTCAAGTCTTTTAAAACATTGTATTTTTGATCATACATATTCAACATAGAGTTTGGCCCCAGTGTTTGAATTGATGGATCTAGTGGTACAACAAATTCACCTATTTGCCCAGATGCAATATCATCTGTAATAGACTTTATCAAACTATCAATATCCACGAGCCTTCGGTCAGGATTGAACTGACGACCTTCCGATTACAAGTCGGATGCACTACCACTGTGCTACGAAGGCGTTTCCTATTTCTATTATACATAAAAATAGTGACCCCAACGGGATTCGAACCCGTGCTACCGCCGTGAAAGGGCGATGTCCTAGGCCTCTAGACGATGGGGCCTTGTGCTCCTCACAGGAATCGAACCTGTAACACCCAGATCCTAAATCTGGTGCCTCTACCAATTGGGCTAGAGAAGCAATGTGAGCAGAATGTGACTAGCATCCCCTCACTGACTCTATACTAGAAATCCTACGAGTAGTAGCAACCACATAGGTCTTTCTGCCTATATCTGTGAGGTTAGCACAGTCACGGACTTTCGGGCCAGTGCCTACATATCTTATTCACGATTGATATAACCGAGTGTTAGTCACTACACTGCACAGTCTCTAGGAGTCGAACCTAGGCTTACCGCTTTGGAGACGGTAGTGCTACCATAACACTTAGACTGCATGTGCCAATCGTGCTCACCTTTTGGTTAAGGACATGTTGCCATTGGCTGTTATACCTAGCGAGTTAGCAGAGCAATCTCCATCAGCCTGAACGCCTTCGTATGATGCTCTCGCAAGGTAGGTTTCGGTATAACAATCTCCACATAGATTGTTCAGACCTATGCTTTGAGCGATCCCGAACGGACTTGAACCGTCGACCTCTTCCGTGACAGGGAAGCGTTCTAACCAACTGAACTACGGGACCATGAGCGGATGATGAGAATCGAACTCACTCCTTCTGCTTGGAAGGCAGAGGCACTACCAGTATGCAACATCCGCTAAATATTTAGTTGTTATTAAGTTATGGCTGGGGCGGCAGGTCTCGATCCTGCGACATTTCGATTAACAGTCGAATGTTCTGCCAACTGAACTACGCCCCATCGTTAGTACTTATTTTAGGCATATACCCATCAAAGTACTGTGAATAAAACCATCGTACATAATCTTGTGCTTCTGTGTAAAAATCATCTACACTTTCACCAAAATATGATTCAAATAGTGTTACCCAATCAGCGGAGAAACTTCTTGCTCCTGCTACAACCTTGTAGAAATCTAGATACTTTGTAATACCAAATTTTTCTACAACAAATGCACTTACAATTGCACCCTGCTGATACTCTCCAACATCTCCACAAAATTGATTTCCATAAACTCTGCTAGAGACACCTTCAAGTTTTCTAAAATCAAAACCAGTATCTGGCTTTGTTCCTAGTTGTGATACTATTATATCAAAAGAATTCTTGTCTGTCAACTTATTTGCTAAAGAAAGTGCAATAAAGTTTGCACCACCTTCAACATACCAGCAAGGAAGATTTTCAGTTTCTTTTAGATTTAAATTATACTGCACTTGATGAAATGTTTCGTGCATTGCAGTAATCATTAGGTGCAAATGTAATGGCAAGTTTGGATTTCCAGCATAAGTAATAATCAGATTATTGCCCTCAATTGTAGCCCAAGCACCACTTGTGTTTGGATTAGAGTCCCCGAGTGGAAAGAATCTATCAATTGGCTGTGCTTGTAAGAATGTATATGAAATTACTCCATTATTATATAAATCTTTCCACGCAGTATTAGCATAAATATTGCTATATGCACCTATCACATAAATCTTTTTACCATCTGCAAAGGTATTTCCAAAAGCATTAATTGTAGCATTTGTGCCATTAGTTAACCAATCACGAAATTTTTGTGGCATTGCTGGATCAAAATTATACGATATTGGAACATTTTTATTACCCTGAATAGAAGAAACACTGTTCATGGCATCATAGAATGCCTGCATTCTTGGATCTATTGTCGGTGTTGATACAACTACTGGGACTGGCTTTGGTGTAACAATAGGTTCCTGTGTATTGGTAACAGGAGTTACAACTGGATTAACAGCATTTTGTACCGATACTGTAGATTTAGGTGCAGGTTGTGCTACCCAACGATATACAGTACCAACTTTTTTACATACCTGGCCATTCTTTACAAGATTAACTTGCTTACTTAAACAAGTTTTAGTAGGTGCTGCTTCTGCTGTAGGACTAACCCCTAGCATCAAAGAAGTTGCTATTGCCAAACCAAAAAATTTTTTCATACCCTTTATTCCAATTATTGTAGTAGTTTAATTACAGGGGCACATGGGTCTCCGCCATCTTCCCACTCTTGCTGTTCTTCTTCTGACATGTATGGATCACCATCATGTGTGTAGCAGAATGGTTCTGTTACCCACCCTTTATCAATACCGTGCTTGAGCCAGTCAAACAATTCATCAAAATCTAAACCATTATCATTCATAATACAATCCCATCCGTAGGGGTTCCTATCTGTCATACTTAAGTATAACATCAAGTCCCGACAATGTCAACAGGACCTTGGCAAGAAGTTGAAAATTTTATGGCTGCACTTACAGCCTTTTGCACACGCTTCCTTGTATCTTTTAAACTTTCAGTTGCATGCATAGATCCATATGCATATTCAGCACCTGACCCCATAGCAATATAGTCATGCATATATTGGTTTAAAGACATATCCGCAGCATTGTGTTCATATATTTTTCCACGAATACAAATTAATAATCCAAAATCTGAATCATTAGAAACATCTACCCACCAGTTTTCATAAAATACACGTAATGCAATAAGAAAATCTGTATACATAAACTTATCTAAGTCAGTTCCTTTTGGTGTAGGTGGCTTGAAATTATATTTCATTCTATCGCCATCCATGGAACCACAATATCCAAAAAGATATTCTCCACTTTTCCAAACCTTTGGGCTTGTTAGTGACATTATTAAATTATTTTCAGATGCTCCACGGTCACCAGCCATGTAGATCTTTTCACCCTGACGTGCAGCAACAATACAAGTCACAAAAAACCCCTTCTAGATAGATATCCATTATACCATTACCTAGAAGGGGTGTCAAGTTACATATTATTATACTGCTTTTGACTTTGCTCTACGCTTTTCAACAACCATATCTTCTACAGTTACTGCATTTTTATCTGTTGTAGAGAAAGCAGAATTAATCTCATCTGCTGTCAATCTTCCATCATCCATAAATGCACGAGCCAACTTTTCAACAACTGCTGCCACTGCAGTTAGTCCTGCTACGGTTATAGCAGTTACTGTATCAATACCAGCGATTGCTCCAGCACCGATAACTGCTAGGCCGTTTGCTGCAAAAACTGCAACAATACGCATGAGGATGTTCCAAATATTTTTTACACCGTTCATATTTATTCCTCCCCTCTATGTCTGATTGGGCTAGTTAGTATCCAAATAATTGTTGTTGCTATGATTCCATAACCAACGACAACCTTTGCACTACCGTCCAAAACTACCCAGGCAATAAACATTCCAAGGAGAGTCCATGCCTGCTCAATTAGGTCATTTAATATATTCTTTATTAGTCTTACCATGTTTCATTTCTCCTTCTTGTGCCACCTGAGTTTGATCCACCACTTGAACCACCAGATGATGGGGCACTAGGTGCTCCACCTCCAGTAGCCAAACCAACAGCATTCAATGCTGCTCCTGTTGCCACAACTGTTGCCACAACCATATGCGTGGCTTCTTTTCTTTCTCCTGGAGTCATGTCTGCTCCAATACTTCCAAGTGCTGCTAGTGCTGCTCCTGGATCTGTTAACGCTGCTTGTAATAATGCACCTGGGTCTTGTACCAATTCAACATTTGCTGCGACTTCAGCAGTAATAACTAAAACTTCGCCAGATTCTGATGTTCTAACTGCTACAGGTGTTTCTGGTGGAAGATCAGAATAAGAAACTCCCGATGCTTTAATTTCTGATGCAGAGAGAGATTCTCCTGGCTTAAGATCTGCCACTAATGCGGTAACTACTGCTGCAACTTCTTCTTTAGATAATTCTTTACCTGCTTTTGCATCTGCTGCTATTTTATCTAACTTTGCCTCCGCTGCTGCTTTGGCATCCGCTTCGGCTTTAGCAGCATCTGCTTTTGCCTGAGCATCTTTAGCAGCCTGATCTTTTGCAGCCTTATCTGCAGCAGCCTTATCTGCATCTGCTTTAGCCTGAGCCTCAGCCTGTGCCTTAGCATCCGCTTCTGCTTTTGCTTGTGCCTCAGCCTGTGCCTTTGCTTCTGCTTCTGCTGCTAATCTGTCAGCCTCTGCTTTGGCTGCAGCATCTGCTTCTGCTTTGGCTTTAGCCTCTGCTTCTGCTGCTGCTTGTTCAGCAGCGATTCTATCTGCTTCGGCTTTGGCTGCTGCTTGCTCTGCTGCAATTCTATCTGCTTCTGCCTTTGCTGCAGCCTCCGCTGCTGCTTTGGCATCTGCTTCGGCTTTGGCCTGGGCTTCTGCTGCTGCTTTAGCCTGGGCTTCTGCAAGTGCTGCTGCTTCTGCTGCTGCCTGTGCTTGTGCCTGTGCTATTGCTGCTTGTCTTGCAGCCTCTGCAGCCAATGCAGCCTGTCTTGCTGCTTCTGCTTCAGCAGCCAATCTTTGTTGCTCTGCATAATAGTTAATTGTAATTTGAGTAGCATTTGTCATTGCAGTTACTGCTTCTTGAACCTGAACCGTAGTAGTATCAGCCAAAGCATTTGCTGTTTGCAAAGAAATTGTTAGGTTTTGATTTGCAGTTGTTAGGTTTTCTTGAGCAATTGTTAGGTTTTGATTTGCAGTTGTTAGGTTTTCAGAGGCAGTTTGAACTGCAGCACGAGTATCCCAAGCAGCCTGTTGAATCGGAGCCTGAATAGATTCTTGTACCATCATGTTTTGGTTTGCATCTACGTATGTTTGGTATGCTATATCAGCATTTGTTTGTGCGGTATTTAGTTCACTCTGAAGAGTATTTAAAATTTGTGTTTCATTATTTAATGTAGTAATGGCAGATTGAAGTGCTGCCTTTTGTTCTGGTGTAGCGGAAGATGTACTAAATTCTGATCCTGGAACAACTTGCCATCCACTATCTGTATATCTAAGTAATGCTACATTAGCACCTCCGCCATTTTCGTAATACCACATTTGGAATGTTTTACCAACTCCAGCAGTTGTTTGAACTGTGGCAGTTGATCCGCCACCGCCTTTATCATACCAATCATTAATAACCAACTGTCCATCTAAATAAAGTTTTACCCCATCATCTGCTGGAGCAGTAATCCATTGGGTTCCTGTATATTGAGGTGTCCAAATTCCTTCCCACTTAACCTGAAAATCATCATTGGCTCCTGCAACTGGACCACCACTTCCCCATTGTTCATTAATACCATTTGTGTCAGTAGTTGTGGTCATTACATATCCAGCACCCAATGGTGGAGCATTGTTATATCCAGTATCTTTGTAAATAGTTTCTTTAAGACCAGGAGTAGTGTTTGCATCTACTACAGCCTGTGCAGCATCTTTATTTGATTGTGCTGTTTCTACAACTGGAACCTGTGCATCAACCGCAGCCTGTGCTGGGGCAATTGCTGCTTGTGCTACATCATTTGCATCTCTTGCTGCATCGTTTGCTTCTTGTGCTGCAATAGTAATGGGTGTTTGTGTATTAAGATTGGTCTCTGCAACTTGATTATTTGATACCGCTGTATCATAGGCTGTTTGGGATGTAGATAATTCTGTAGTTCTTACATCAACAGTTGCAGTTGCTGAATCAACTATCTGCTGGTTTGCCTCAACAAGACTGATTGCATTTTGAGCATTGGCTATAGCAGCATTAGCCTCTTGAATTTGTATCCCTGCATCTGATACCGCTGTAGATATAGGCTGTTGCGTGGTAGCAATAGATATTGCAGTTTGAGTATCAGTATTTGGCACATTAGCCTGTATAGACTCTATAATGGCCGTAGCCTGAGCCTGTGATTCTGTACTAAGGGTCGTAGTTGCTGAGTCTATCTTAGCCTGAATTGTCTCTACTGTGACTGCAGTAACTGTACTGGTATCAACTGTAGATGTTGGATCTGGACTAACTTGAACAGTAATTTCGTCAGCATTTGCTTGATCCGTTGGGGAAAGGAAAAGCCACAAACCTACTAATAGGCCTAATGCTGCTAATCTTAAAGTTATTCTATAAATGGTCTCTTTCTCCTAAGCAAACACAGTTTGCTAAGACTATTATATCAAATTATTAGATAAAAAACTTAAAAAAAGACAAAAAGAAAGGGAGCCAGTTTCCTGACTCCCAAACTTTTTAAGTTTTAATTACTTAAGTGTTGCAACCTTAGCCTTTGGATGTGCCTTGTTCCACTTAGTAGCAAGTGCATTGAAAGCATCCTTTACAGCCTTAAGTGCTGCAGCATTATCTGCGTTAGCCTTAGCAAGTGCAGCATTTGCAGTAGCAAGGTCTGCAGCAGCCTTTGTTGCAGCAGTTGCTGCATCTGCCTTTACCTTAGCAAGTTCTGCGTTTGCTGCAGCAAGTTGTGCTGAAACAGTAGCAAGTTCTGTGTTCTTTGCAGAAAGTTCTCCAGCAAGATCACGAACAGTTGCTGTCTTAACAATAACACCTAGTGGTGCAGCAAGACCAGTTACAGCAGTAGCAACTGTTGCAGTAGCAACAAATGTTACAGAACCAGAAGCAGGAAGTGTTACATCCTGTGTCTTTGTACCAAGAGTTGCAGTTGCAGTATCAGTTGTTAGAGAGTAAGTTGTTGATGCAGATGGTGTAATGTACTGGAGGCTAATTGATGCTCCACCCTTTACGTTACCAAATACGTCATAACCAGTTACCTTTGGTGAAACAACAGTTCCTGCAGCACCAGATGTTGGAGCGTCAAGGGCGATTGTGTTAAGTGCACCAGCAGTACCATTAAAGTAATAAGTTGTAGTATTTCCACCAATTGTAACTGCTACAGTACCCTGTGCAGTTGTAGTAGTAAATACATAGAAGTCAGCAGTTGTACCTGTTCCAGTGCTAACTGATGCTGAAGATGTTCCAGCAGAAGCAGTTACTGGTGCAGAAACAGTAGCAAGTGCAGTTACGATCTTACCGTTAGTAACAACAGCAGAAACAGTTGTACCAGTATCAAGACCAGTTACTGCAATGCGAAGAGCATCAGCAGAATCTACAGAGTTGTCTGCAGGAACTGGCAATGCGATTGAAGATGCTAGTGTAGTACCAGCAGTAGCAGGTGCCGAACCGCCTACAGTTAGTGTAGAAGCGACTGCAGCACTTGCAGGTGATGCAACAAGTGTGCCCAGGGTAATGGCTGCAACCATACCAAGAGCGATTTTCTTAAATGAATTCATTCATTCCTCTTTTCGTTATATTAGATTAAATCTATCCAAATAATCTCGTACTTCATCTGGCATAGGTTTATATTGTATCACATTAGCCTTGGCCTTGTCAAATTCAGACTCTTTTGGCCTATCTCTAAATGTGTGAACCTCAATCTCAAGGTTCAAATCTCGTGGGGTATGGCTGATGGCACCAAAAATAGCACCGCAAACAGCATCGGCAAGGTCCTTAGATTTTTTACGTGGGTGGTCTACCTTCTTGCCATTATCTGTAATTTTAAGTTCTGTTAATTCTTCAAACAATAATTCAATTGCTGGTATTGCAAGTCTTTCTTCATATACTAGCATAGCCATGTCCTCATAGTGCTTCTTGGCAACAGATACGGTTTCAGTTCTCATACCCACCTGATTAAGTTCATTTTGGATATCAAATGACTGCCAACGGTCAAACGAAACCATTCCAATATTAAATCCTTGTCTACGCAGATTTTGAATCCACTGTTTAACTTCAGATAGATTTACAGGGCCTTCAGTTCTTGGTTCCCACCAAGCAACAGCATCTACAACTACGATAGGTGCAATTTGCTGATAATCTTTGATAACCTGAACATTTACCCACTTATCTACGTGAGCAATTGCAACGGCACACTTGTCATGCTTCTGTGCAAGGTCAGCATGAACATAGTAAATTTTGTCTGGATCTGGAGTAAATGATTCATCAAATCGTTTAAAGTTATCAATAGGATTTCTAACTGTCATGCAGGCACGTACTTTTTCTTGCTGCTTAAAGAATGCATCGCTAGAAAATGTAGGAATACATACAAAACGCATAAGGGCATCACCCATATCAGTTAGGAATGCAATCTTAAAATCATCAATCTTTCTTGTTGGATTAACTACCCATGTTGGTCTCTTTAGTGCAAACACTCCTGGATACTTGTATGTTTTTATGTGGTCTTCTTGCCACTCAATAGTAAAGGTATTATCCTTATCTGTTTCTGGTAGTAAAGGGTTAATAACAAAGGTATGTGTTTTATCAACAACATCTTTTTCAACAACTACCTCGTCATATCTACGTGAAATAAAGTCTCCTTGATATCTTGGGAATGATAGCAGTGCTACCTTTCCTAAATCTGGGAAACGGGAGTCAACAGATGCACGGAATGCCTTATAGATATTGTCAGCAGTCTTACCTTGATCATTTCCAGTTCCAATCTCAGTAGCAAAACCAGAAATTTCATCAAGTACTGCAAGGATAAGGTTAAGTCCCTCATGAGATTCACGTTCTGAGTGACCAGAATATACTGTTACAGCGTGATCAAATTCAATACTTTCAGCCTTTGCATTAAACTTTCCAGCAAACCATGGAGACTTTTCAATCTTTGTTTTAAAGCCTTTAAAGAAAACGTTCTTAGCCTGCTGGGCGTTAATAGCAACGTTAATAATATCAATAGCGTCTCCTGGTGGCTTTCCAAAATAACGAGCAGGCTCTTTAAGACATAACAGTTTATATACAATGTAAGCACATGCTACTGTGGAAGTGAAGTCTTTTCCAGACCCCTTGCCAAGTTGTAGGATAACTTCATTCTTTGTATATTTATTATAGTATTGTCGTCCCTCAGTTTCACCCATTAACTCAATAACATCTTCTAGTTTATAAATTTGAGACATAGCCTCAACGATGTCATATTGAATAGGTGATAGCGGTGGCTGACCCAAATAGTCTTCACCCTCAACAAATGTCTTAGCATCTACTGGTCGTTCAGCAAATATATCAGACTTAAGGGCTTCTAAGAAATCATCGAACACTGTGAACTACCGTTACAACTTCTGTTTGTTTTGCAGCAAGAGAAAGTCTACGCATAATGTCATCACGAATCTCTGGATATTCAGATGCAACATCTTTAAGAATTCCGACAAGAATTTCTTGCCTTCTTTCAATCTCAACCATTTCTTCTGCAAGTTCTTTGTTTTCTAACAATCCTGCTTTTTGCAGCATATCAATACGCTTAGACTCAATGTCCATTACAAGTTTAATTGCGGTAGTTTTTGCACTGAGATTATTGGTTAAGGTTGCTTCCTCAATAACTTCGTATGACTGAGAGATAAGTTTATTATAGTGGGCATCTGCTGAAGCCAGTGCTTCTTTTGCTCTTGCACGAATAGCATCATTTGCAGAAGCCATTACCTTCCACTCATTAATTAAGGAGACTACACGTTGTCGTGGAATCGCTAGGTCTTTAGAAATCTTGGTTGGATCACTACCTTTTAGGTAATGCTCAACAACACGATTGACCTCGTCTAAATGTTCTACAATGTCATCTTCTGCTGACACGTTTCCTCCTCGTTGGAATTCTCTTTACTCTGCTCATTGTAAAAGATCTAAATCTAGAGACTATACCTTTTTCAAGTTCAAAGCAATCAATCCAAGTGTTTCCAGTTCTTGGATCAGTTACCACGGAATCAAATTTAAATTTGACACCATGCTCACCATCTATCTTAATTATATCACCTCTGGATATTGTAAAGTTCCCAATATCAAAGGAATATACTCTGGTAAATGGACTAGTGCTGGCTGGCACCGCTTTCTTCCTGCCCATGCTGTCCTTCTAAACGATTAATTTCATCCTGAATATAAAAAATAGCCTTTTGCAAATCTTCAATATGCTTCATATCATCCTTAAGACCTGCACGCCATAAGTACTTAAAGGCATTTCCTATATTAAAATTTCTATGCCGTGTAATTTGAATACACTCAACCCCAGACGGATCTGATGTATAGTGGGTTGGATGGTTGACTTGATCTACCTTAATGTTAAATTTATCTGTCATCGTTTACTCTTTCTTAATCCAAATTTTGCAAGGTATACGTATATTGTTTCAACGCTAGTTCCACATTCTTTTGCAATATCTTGTGGTGACTTTTTATCCATAAGAAATCTCTTACGAAGCCAAGCCTCACTTGTATATAGTTTAGCAGCCATAGTATTACTTGTCAACTCCAACTGCTTTATCCCAATTATGAATTGCCCAATGCCCAATACCACATGCATCTGCAACATCATTATCTAAAACTTTTTTATCATATATCACATCTATAAGTCTCATGGTACGTTCTTTTCTAAAGTTACGCTCATAAGATTTATACCAAGAAACAGATTTACCAGGATGTTTAGCCCTGATAGCCAACTGTTCATCTTTGGTTAACTTCTTATTACCTATGTAATTTTGCCATGTAATAGGTGATACTTTTCCTATTACCTTTGTACCCGCTTGACCTGCTGCTCCCAGGATTGCTCCCTGAACCAAAGCAAGATCTGCAGCAGTTTTGGGGCTATTCATAAACACAGTGTGCTCAATAATAATAGCCTCAAAACCACCATAGAAATCTAAAAATGCCTTAACTTTTTTACCAGCATCCATAACTTTTTCATAAACATCATTTCCTTCAAAGTTAATCTTGCCCACTGTTCCAAGATTATCTCCAGCAAATAAAGCAAATGCAAGACTATTAGTGCTTGCATCTATAGCACAAATTGTATGTGGTTTATTATTTGTCATTGGATAACCTACGGATATCTTTTAATGCTTTAGTAACTTCTGCTGGTATTATAGAGCACTTATTACATAAGACATCATCATTATAAATTGATAGTTGTTCACCACAAGATTTGCATAGCCTAACTTTGCCTTTACGCTTTTGACGTTTTGTTTGGTTATAGCGTAATGCAATTTTTTCTTTTGTGGCAGCAATTCTGCATTCCTCTCCGCAATATATCTGATAGGATACGTCTGGTTTAAATTCAGTATCGCACCAACTACAATTTTTCATTCTCAAGCAACTCCAGAGGTTTAATTTTAATTACCCCTGTCTCTGCTTCTGCACAGGCTGCCTGAATTGGACAAGACTTACAAATCTTTGAATTAGATCTGTATGTCTTTTGAGGAAGAGTTCTGTCTTCCCATGCTTTACGCACTTCTCTCATCCAATCAAATGCCTGGTCTACCCACCGACGGTAATGATCGTTTACTGCAACAGGAAGGATTAGCAACTCATGATTATTCTTATTCTCATAAATTAGTGCACCCTTATCCCGCTTTAGGATTTTCATATACATAAGCAACTGCATCAAGTGACCAGTTTTTGGTTGCTTGCTTGCTTTCTTATACTCAAATCCTTCACTTGGCATTGTCTTAATTTCTCCGACAATGACATCTCCATTGTATTCAAGCATAGCATCGCCATATCCAGAAATTGGAGGATCTTCATTCTTAATTCTAAACTCTAGTGCAGGATGCTTTTGCTTCTTATACTTGCTAGGTTCTGGATCAAACTCCATACCTTCATAAAGCAATCCGCCATCAAGAATAGCATCTTGAATTCTATCGTGACTTAATGTTCCACTAGTTCTATTAGCAACGCCATAGGCATCTGCATTATCATGATAAATAGCACCATCAAATGCCAGGTACCAATACCGTGCACATTCTCCAGCACCATAGGTTAAAGTAGATGGTGCAAATGTAGTTTTCTTTGAAAACTTTGGTTTTAACTTAGATGTATATCCTGCTTGAATTGCTTCTGCAAGACCATCTGTAAAGTTTAGTTCTTTAGATTCGGGCTTTGTTTCACGAATCATAACTTGCTTTAATAAATTTTTTGCCATAATGTTTTATCGGGTTATATACTTAAGTGCAGAAACCAAGTTGTTAATTGACTCTGCTGCCGTAAAGTATAAATTCTTTTTAGCCCTATCTCCCTTATCTACGTTAGCCATCCAAGTTGCTTTAAAAGACATCTTTGCAGCAATAGCCTGAAGGCGTACTATTTCAATTGTTGCGACATTCAAAGGAATGTCTGGTTTAATAATAATCTTGGCAATAAAACTTAGTGCCGTTGTCAACTCTTCATCTTGCATATAGTCTGCAATTTCTGCTAAACCATTTACCATATCTAAAGTTGTTTCTGTCATTTATCTAGTTCTACCGCTTCTCTTGAAATACCAACAATATCGTTCCAGTATTTTTCTTTTTCAATCATATGTTGCTTCCATTCATCTGATACTTCAACATCTTTTTGCAAATGACAGAAGAACATATCTAAGAATTCTCCATCTTCTAAAACCTTATCTTCACGCCAGTGAATCTGATCAGTTCCAGAAAAGATTAATCCTTGATTATCCTCAAGAGTAAAAGACTTACCCTCAACAACAATTGGCCATACAGTATTTGATTCAATCTGTATGTCTAGTGTTAATTTATGACACTTAAAAGCATCATCATAGTGCGGATATAGTTTTGGCTGATATCCATATTCGTTTGAATATCTAGCAAACTGAAACTCATTTAAGTACCAGTCGCTACCAAATCTATCCTGGACAATCTTCTGTAGGTGCAATCTTAGGCTTTCATCAAACTGAGCAAACCATGCCCTATGACCCAACCTAGTTTGTACGGTACCCTTGTCCTCTGGTGTTGACTTAATTACACCATATATATATTCAATTTGTTCTTGTGAAAAAATATTATCAATAATAATATTCTCTATTTGTGGCATATTTTCCATTATTCTATTATACACCATCTACCATTTGTTGCAATAGTTCTAACTCAATAATTGCTAAACGAGTCTTCTTATTTCCTTCTCCAAGAACAACAAAGATAGCAGGATCATTGCCATTTCGAATAGCGTCAGTAACAGCCTTTGCCCAGTTATCCTGATTTACTGTAAACCCTTTTGGATATTCCTTAAAGTCAACAGTAAAGTTTTGCCAAGTAGCGTCACCCTTTTTGGTATTTCTACCAGAGTTTTTGTGCTGTTTAGCACTAATACGCTTACTCTCGCTCTTCTCGCTCATAATCCTCTTTTGTCTTTTTCTTATACAAGATTGTTTCGTTTAAATGTTTTTGTCTACACATCCAAGATACCTGAGTTGTAGCAGAGTAAAATCTCATTGTGTTAACAATTTCTCCACAAGTTCTGCAGGGAAATTTTCCTTCTACAATAGAATACTTACTCACTCAGTTTCTTCCTAATGCTGTCTTGCAAATCAAGATCTTCTCGGACACGATTAACAAATGCCTCTCTGCCTTGAACCTTTGTACCATCTGGAAGCAGATACCAGGCTCCTGTGCGTTCTACGATGCCAACCAATTCAGCAGTGTCAACCAAATCACCGATAGAATCAATGCCCACAGAATCGCCTCTAAAATAGAAATCATATTCACCAGACTGAAAAGCAGGAGAAGTTTTTGAAAACTGGAGTTCCCATCTAACCTTTCTACCAACCTTTTCTTCAATAATCTTGTCATTAACATGAATTTTTCCCTTTATCGCTTGGTTATCTGATTCTGACGAAAATAGTTTAATAACCGTAGAGGAATAAAACTTAGTAGCCTGACCACCTGTAGGCTGCTGGCTAGTATACATAGCACTAATATTATTGCGAGACTGGCTAATAAGGACAAGGAGAGTAGGCTTAACTTTATTATTAGCATAGTTAAGCATCTTCCAAGCGTTACTAAAGTCTCTAGATTCCGCTCCAATTTGCTTGGTATTTTCAAGTGCCTTGAGTTCATCAGAATCCTTTTCAAAATAGATTGCTGGTAGCAATGAAGTAATTGAGTCAACTACAATTAGATCAACGCCAGCCTCCATCAATTGTACACCAACATCAACCATCTCATTGATAGTACGTGCCTGTGATACGATAAGTTTTGAAGTATCAACGCCTAGGCGTTCTGCCCAAGACTTGTCGTATGACATCTCAGCATCAATCCATGCACAGATTTTATCTTCCTTCTGTGCTTCTGCAATCATCTGCAAGCAAAGTGATGACTTGGCAGAAGACTTGGATCCCCAAATTAAAACCTGACGACCATATGGCAAACCACCGTTTAAGGCTCTATTGAGACCAAAACTGGGCGTTGCTGCATATTCTGTAGCAGGAACTGAGTCTCCAACTAAAATGCTTTTTCTTAACTTAGGATTAAGTTGTGCAAGAACATCCTCAACAGTTACAGCCATTACTCATTCTCCGCAACTAATGCTTTAAGTTCTTCAAGTTTGAAGCCAGACCAAATCTTATCTTCAGTTTGTACAATTGGGGCTGATCTAAATCCCATATCCAAAAACTTTCTAGTTTCTTCTGGATTATCCATAAGACTCAAAGTTTCATACTCAAGATTGTTATCGTCTAAAAACTTTTTGGTTCTTTCGCATTGAACACAGTTTTCATTTGTGTAGACTTTAATTGTCATTTATTTCTCCTCTTGCTATTGCAGCATCTTCTTCATGTGTACAATCATTATAGCAGCATGGCGAAGTATTGTCTTCTGGCGTATGCCAATTAAGAATTTTTTCTGCTATATCTGCTCTTAGTTTTCGTACTGCTTTATGAGTGCCGTTGCACTCTCCAGACTTATCTGTTGTAAAACCACAAGTACATTGTCCCATTAGAAGCGGACTCCATGCTTTTCTGGACGAGTCTTATTAAACTGAGTCTTCTGATCCATTGCATAATCAAGCGATACCTTTGTATAACCTTCTTTTGCTAAACCTGCATATAAATCCAAAGTTCTAATAATGATGTCTGCAGTTTCAAGAGCAATTTCATCTTCACCCTTGTCCTTGCGAATTGCTTCCATCAACTCTGTAACTTCTGATACAATCATCATACATTGCTTTGCAATGAAAATGTCATCAACATCTTCAGGCCAAAACCCTTTTGATACCGCTGTCTCGTGTAACTGTTCTGCTAAATCATCAAGCATTTATATCCTCCAATATAGTTGTTCCATCTTTTGTTTTTCCAAAAGTAAAATTATATGCGTGTCCTTCTTCAATCTTCATGTATGCTTTGGCAAATGCTGTTGGAAATACTGTAACTGAATGTAGGTCACGAGACGTATCTGCAAGCGTTAATGTGCCCATCTTTTTACCAGCCTTTGTAATACGTGGCTTAAAAGATACAACAAACATTTCTTCATCTTTATATGGCAGCATTCTATAGTTTAAGAATTTAATCAGTGCATTGTCTGAGTTCTTAAGTTCGTCAGATGGAATTGCAGATACAATACGATTATCACTAGCAAGCAAAATATATGTTTTGCCTGGCTCAATGGCAGTCTGCTCTTCATCAAAGATACCGATGCTACCAGTTTTATCCAAGACCTCAACACGAGACCAACCAGTGCCTCTCTTAATCCCCTTAATCATTCCCATAAGAATGAACGATCCCTTTTCCTCAAACTCTTCAACATCGTTGATAAAAGCATGATAATGAGACGGAACGACTGTATTAAACTCTGGCAAACCAAGATACTCATAAAGATTCTCACGAATTTCATCATCATTACGTGGGTTATCTGGGAATGTAGCAGCACCCACGACACGAAGAGCCTGAAGTGCACGACTATTTACACCATTACCCTTACCAAAAGTAAACTCTTCTAATTCCTTGTAAGAGTTAAAAGGTCTTGCAGCCATATACTTTGATGCAATTTTATCTGAAATATACTTGATTGCACTTAGACCAAATCGGATACCCTTACCTTCAATCTTAAAATCAATATCTGAGTCATTGATGTGTGGAAGTTTAATAGAGATACCCATACGCTTTGCTTCAATTAGATACTCTGTTCTTGCATCCTTATCTTTTTCATTCTTTAGAAGAGAATACATAAACTCAATTGGGTAGTGGTACTTTAACCATGCTGTCCAGTATGATAGTGTTGAGTATGCTACAGCGTGTGACTTGTTAAATGAGTACCCTGCGTGAGCCTCAAAGTCATGCCAAAGGTCTCTTGCAAGATTAGGGGAAATAAATCTGGAAGCACCTGCAACGAACTGATCCTTGAACTGATCAAACTCCTTAGCGTCCTTCTTCTTACCAATAATCTTACGAACCTTGTCTGCCTCAGCCATTGTCATACCGCCAAGTTCCACACAGGCCTGCATAACTTGCTCCTGATACAAGATACAGCCATATGTTTCTTCTGTAAATGCTTTTAGAACTTGGTGTGTATAGCCAATATTTTGACGACCATGCTTGCGTTCAATGTAATCCTTACCGATTGTATTGGCAGCACCTGGACGAACTAGAGCATTAGATGCAGCAAGTTCTGCAAGATTCTTAACACCCATCTTAATTAGCAAATTTGTATATGGAGTTGCTTCACATTGGAACACACCCTTGGTATATCCATCAGAAAGCATCTGATAAACATTCTTATCATCCATATCAATTTTTAGAAGATCTATCTTCTTTCCATCACGCTCTTCAATAATGTTGAGAGTATCTTTAAGGACACTAAGAGTCTTTAGGCCAAGTGCGTCAATCTTAATTAGACCGATGCGTTCTGCTTCTTCCATATCTACCGCTACAACAGGGATACGATCATCGCTTCCTGGAGAGGTTCGTGTTTCCATAGGTGCATATTTAAAGATAGGCTGCTTAGAGGTAACAACGCCAGCAGCGTGAATACCAGTACCACGGATACGACCACGAAGAAGTTCTCCATATTGTTCAACCTCTGGATACTTCTCACGGAACCAAACAGTAGTTCTAGAAGAACAATATTCGTCCCAAGTATCTACAGTCTTTAAGACTTTATTTACATCAGATAGTGGGATGTTCAATACACGTGCAATGTCACGAACGACTCCCTTATCTTTAAAAGATAGGAATGTAGCAATAGATGCAACGTGCTTATACTGACGAACTAGATAATCCTTAACCTCTTCACGTCTTGAGTCCTGAATATCAGTATCAATATCTGGGAAGTCATTACGCTCTGGATTAATAAATCGGAAGAACAAAAGTCCATGCTTGATGGGATCAATATCCGTAATGCCTAGGGCATAGCAAAGTAATGAACCTGCTGCAGATCCACGACCAGGCCCTACCATGATGCCTTCCTTCTTTGCCCATGCAATCATAGAGCGTACTACAAGGAAGTAAGGACCAAAGTTCTTGTCGCCAATAACCTTTAACTCTTCTTCAAGACGATCAAAATATTCTTGTGTCTCAAGACCTCTGTCTTTCAAACCAGCAAGAGCAAGTTCACGCAACTCTTTATCTGGATCTTGATATTGTACTGGCAGTAGATCTAGATGATCTTTAATCTTATAGTCTTCAACCTTTTCGGCAATCTCTAAAGTATTAGAGTAGATATCTTCTCTATCGATACCCTGCTTTTCCATAGCAGACTTCATCTGCTCATATGACAAAAGGTGAATATCAAATTTATTAAATGACATTTGACGGTCTGCACCATATAGGTAGTCTAGACGATCCATCATATTTTTATGCTTTAGAGATTTTTCATAAGTTGCATCCTTTACAGTCTTATTACTGTAAGTGTTCATAATCAACTTTAACTCTTGAATTTCTTTTTGAGATTCATCAACATGGTGGCAGTCTGGTGTAACAACAGCCTTAATCTTGAATTCATCTGCAAGTTCAAGCAAAGTTTTATTTATCTCTGCCGAGTTATGTGGCATAACCTCTACATAGTAATCATCAGCAAATACTCTCTTAAACCATTCTAGGTGCTTCTTTGCTGTTGCAAGTTCTCCGTGCTCAATCGCCTTAGCGAGAACACCGCTTGGACAGGCAGAAGTGACAATAAGTCCCTCAGAATACTTCTCAAGTACCTCAAAGTCAATTCTGGGCTTCTTAAAGAAGCCTTCTGTCCAAGCGATCTCGTTTAACTTGTTAAGGTTCTCCAGACCTTTTTTGTTCTTGGCAAGGATAATAATGTGGTTATAAACCATATCAAGTGGTTCAGTTCTATCGTTTTTATCACGCCTGTCAAAACGATCATCACACATATATCCTTCAATGCCAAGAATAGGCTTAATACCCTTTGATCGTGCCTCACGATACATTTCACGATGCCCTGAAAGGGAACCATGATCTGTAATCGCTATTGCTGGCATCCCAAGTGAAAGTGCACGATCTACATACTCCTGTGGAGTCGCTATGCCATCGTATAATGAGTAGTGGGTATGGACGTGTAGGCCTACGTAATTCATCTATTACCAGTCGATATTCGTACTAGTAACGGACGGAGTATCGAATCCAAAGTAGAATGCTTCCTGCTCTGGATATGGAACTTCACGAACAACCTTTTCTAGGTTGTGGAATTCATGCTCTCCCCACTTAAATGGCTCTGAGTCTGGCTTGGTAGGAAGAAGGGTGTAGTTGGTTTCAGTTCCCTGACCATTACGCTTCAACTTCCACTCAAGATTAGAGATGGAACCAGTTTCAAGTGCGTATTCACGAATTGTGTTAAATGCAGACTGCTTAGAAATACCCTGAGACCATACGGCTACATATGGCTGGTCTTCAAGACCATCGTCTGCCAAAACATTGCAGTAGAAGCGAAGTCGTGCTCTCCAGCCAGACTTTGGCTCCTTCTTAGCCATTTCACAACCAAAGCAACGACCCTCTGATTCAATAGTACAAGCAGCCTTACGCTTGTAATCCTTTGGGTTAGTGTGCTCTGATACAACAACAGAGAGACCACGAGATTCATCATAGTGTGCTGAATCTTGATCTAGTTCCTCTATAAAACGAATTTTTGCAGACTGACCATCTGCCAACTTAAGCCAACGTACCTTTTGTGCATTTGAATCAAACTTTGGCTTGTCCATCAATGCGTTGATGTCTTTAAGACCTTTAATTACGCTCATTTTTTCTCCTTTAGTTTATTGTAGCATAGACAATATTGACTTGTCAAACCGATATTCAAGGTTTTTTATTGACGTGTCATCCATGTCGCCTATATCTTTGTACTGCTTTTCAATTGTAATCACGCTAACACGAGATCCAAGTTTCTCTAGAATCCGTTCTCTCATGTTACCGCCTGCTTCATCATTATCCGCAATAACTATTATATCATTGAAGTATTTTTGAAGCAAGTCTATTTGTTGTCCAGATACGTTTGCACCTAGTGTTGCTACCGCTGCAAAGCCAACCTGGTCCAGTCTAATTGCATCGAAGGATGATTCAACCACATATACCTTGCTAGATGCCTTAACTCTGTGTAGATTAAATAAAGTTTTAGATTTTGGAAGCCCTGGAGTATTTTTAAATTCTTTTCCTTCTACTGAGCGACCAACAAATCCAACACACATTCCATCTGGAGAGTGAACTGGAATTGTAACCATATCTTGTTTTTCAGAATAACCAAGTTGAAACTTATCTATAGAACTATCTGAAATATGTCTTTTATGAAAATATCCAGTTGCACGTTGTGATGACTTTGACTGGTTATATAAATTTAAAATAAGGTTTTTGTCAAACTCCACAAAGTCTGGCTTTTTATAAAGTTGTTTATTAACATCTTTTTCAATATCAGATTCAGTTGCTTTGCTATGAATATATCTAACAGCCTCAAAATATTTTCTTGATGACATATGCATTACCAATTCAATAAGGTCACATACCTTATGACAAGAAAAGCAAAAAAATGTACCGTTATTTTTGTCTACTTCACCTGCTGGAGTTCGGTTATTATTATGGAATGGGCAAAAGATAATATAGTCAGAATCTACTTCATTCTCAACAGTTACGCCTGCACCTGTGAGGACTCTTTTGATCTGTGTGGCTGTGTAGATATTGCCACTGTTCCGTCTATTCCTGTTATCCATTTGCTCTGTTTTCTTCCTACGTATACTCCATGTAATGTTAATTCAAATTCAAATAATTGTTTGTGTGGGTTATAGTCTAGCGTAAAGTCTGGGTCTATGTCAAGTCTAGGCACATATCCAGCAATACGCATCTCAGTCTTAAGTAATCTAATATACTCCTCACGAAGGCGACCAATGGCTGATTCATCGTGGATTGTTCCACTTAAATTGAATCTTTTGATTGGTCTGTGATGAAAGTGCTTCATACAGACTATTATACTGTCTATTATGCACTTTGATCCTCATAGTCCTTATACTTGTACCAACCCTTATCAAAGTCTGCTTGTACTAAAAACTCTCCCATAAAACCATTACGGTTCTTACGGAATACGCATTCAATGATATCTGAATTTGTACCACGACCTAAAGCGAGTACCCAGTCAGCATCATATGCGATCTGACGAGACCATGCAGTCTGTCCCAATGTAGGAACAGTATCCAACTTAGTAACATCATCTGGAGTAGCAGAAGAGATAGCAATAATCGGAACCTCTTCACCAATAGCCATGAGTTTAAGTTCTCGTGAAAGGTTCTTCATACGAACCGTTTCGTTATCTGACTTTTGATTTGGAGACATCAACTGCAAGTAGTCAACAATAACAAAGTCTGGCTTATATTGATCAATCTTTCCACGCAATACAGATGGGGTAATATCTCCACCAGTATCATTAGAGATAATGTGGAACTCTGGCTTACCAGCAAGGTTCTTTTGATGCCACGACTTCAATGTATCAATTTCAACCTGTCCAGAAGACAATTTACGGTGTGACCAAAGACCTTCACCCATAATAGTAAATACACGGTTACGAACTTCTGTCTCACTCATCTCAAGGGAGATTACTAGTGGTGACTTTCCCTGCTTCCAAGCCTGTACCGCAAAGTATAGAGATAGCCATGACTTACCAATACCTGGATAGGCTAGGAATACACCAAGTTGTCCTGGCATAATTCCAGCAGGAAGATAGTTATCAAATCCTGGAAGACCAGTTTTGATACCAGCAATGCCTAGTTCTGCCTGCTTCTTTACATTTTCATAATAGGCTACAGCAGATTCAATATCCGTAACATCGATATCACGGATCACCGCTGTATTCTTTTTAAGTTCAGATGTCTTGGCAATAAGTTGTTCTAGGGCATCTATCCCCTTATCTGCCTGAACATCTGCTGCTGCAGTACGAATAATATCCTTAAGGCTATCAGTCAGATACTCAGCCTGCAATTCTTCAAGGTGATGCTTAGTAGAGCCAACACCACTTGCAATGTTGAAGTCTCTAAACTTTTCCATAACAAGTGATGCTGGTGGTACAACAGAGTTTGCCTCAAAATACCTGCGGATAAAAGCCCAGATATCATTATGAGTTCTTAGAATGTTATCTACGTTAGCCTGAAGCAGTACATGGATTTGCTTATCTTCTAAAACAGCAGAGATTAATTTCTCTTCAATACTATTCACTTAACCATTTCCTCGCTAACTTTCGTCTCTCTAGTCTCTCTTGTGCATCATCTTCTAATAGTGTTCTCTTATTAATTATATCATCTGCGTAATTAGCAAAATATTTCCATGATGGATTTTGTGCCACACTAAAATAATAATCTAATAAATCGTAGCATTTTGGCAAAGAGTAGGACTCAACCAAAGCGTCTGCAGCCCATTGCTCAACATTTAGGTTAAGCATTGGCTTTTGCTCATATCTTTGCGTATGTAACTTGCTATAACGACTAAGCAAAGCCATACGGTCTTTGCGTTCAGCCATTTTATTCCTCGTTTAGTTCAGACTTGGCTTCTGCAATTTTTGCAGACAACTTATCTTCAACGAACTTGTATACACGCTCAAAAGCCTGATCGGTGTTCTCTCCGTCACGCTTAGAGTCTACGACACCAAGGTCTAGACGTAGCGACTGGAAATTTCCCAAATTTAGCGTGTAGCCAAGTGTAACTGATACCTTTGTATCTTCCATTTCATACCCTATCTATTAAATTGACTCCGACCAAACGGGAACAAACCGTCCGTCTTCAGTCCTTACATATGTAAGTATACCATCACCCATACGTCTTGTCAACTCTGCCTGGGTGGGAGTTATATCATTTGTTATTAATTTATCTTTACGTGGTCTACCAATATGGTAGGTAGCCAGTATATCACGAATCTCTCTAACTTGCGACTCTGAATAATAACTTCTTACCTGCCAACCTCTAGCACCACCCTTTTGCGATCCAGTTGGAAAGGGGATTACACCACGCTTCATTAACGATGGCATATATTTTTTATGTCTATTAATTAATTCTGCGGTCTCTCCAACAGTATATGCACGCTCACGTTTCTTTTTAAAATCAGAAATCAAACAACTTTCTATCTGATCTTTTGTAATATTATAAACTGACATAATGCCATTAGATCTATTTATATGATGTACCCTAACTAGGTCACCGTTTAAAAACCAAACTTTTTTATTTCCAGATATTACAGGGGCGTGATTGTAGCCTTCGACCTCTGGATTTCCTTTTTTAGCAGCCATAGCCCCTCATTCGATTCTTGTGGTGGATGAAAAAATTTTCTAGAACCACAAGTCATACAATAAATCTCAAGATGACCAACAGAGTTGTATTGTCTATCAACAAACATTCTATTGGCACATTTTTTGCATTTTAGCACTACTGCGGAATACCGACAATAACAAAGTTGACAGCGGTTGAAACACTTCCAGTAGCATTAAATGTTACAGTAAAATCTACCTTAGAAGTAGTGATTGCTGTCAAAACAACGGATACATTTTTTCCAGCATTTGATCCGCCAATATTAATAGGAGATGCTGTAACAACTGGAACATACTTAAAGTCAGTGCCAAACTCATATGTTCTGCTTACCTGATCTCCATTATTATATGTTGCATTATTTGCAACTACTTGATACCCGCCAATAATTCTTGCCTCTGAAGCCTTAACGCTTTGCTTTCCAAGGTTTGGGGTATCAATAGTGACATATTTATTAATTGAAGGGGAAACCTGAGTAGACAAATCGTTAACTGCGTTAGCAAGTTCGTATAGGTAGGCCACATCTAGTGGTTGGCCTCGTTCTGGTAATGGTATTTTAGACATAATTCCTCCTATATATTATACCACTAAGTCGATGGTATCTGTAACAAAAATGTTTGAATTATCATATTGCTGCCTTGGAAAAGAAGAAACCTGAACGGAAAATTTTACAGATGTTTTCCCAGCCTTTTTCATTGTAACCAAAGAGTTAGTACTGGTTGTTGTTAAAAATTCCCAGGCTCCAGAGTCCCAAGAAACAAAAACATCATAACTAGAAATATGATCCAAAAGATTCCAGACCAAAGTTATGACATTTTTATCTGGTGACGTTGAAGCAGAATATTGAACCTGAGTAATTGCATTAGAAGATATTTCATGTTGTGGTGACCAGTGAGATGTTCTATTTTTATCATCAGATATAAATCTATATCTAATAATATAAGAAGAGTTTGGACCAAACAATGATGGCAGACTTGCCTTGGGAATTGTTATTTTCTTAATTCCTACATCTGCCACTATAACACATCCATAGCAAATCTAAACTCAATAAAGTTTGTAGTATTTGATGCTTTAACAATTGTTTCTGCACCTTGCGTTTTAACAACAGTGTATCCAGTCAAACCATAAACAGGGCTTACTGATCCAATGTTCTCAAATCTAATTGCATCAAGACCTACATAAAAATCTGATGATGGTGAACTTTCTCCATCAAATACTGATGCATAAATTGTAATAACATCGACGTTGTTCCAAGTAAAACCAGTGCTTTTATACAGTTCTTGCAACTGTTTTGAAGAAACTATGTATCTATTGTTAGCAAGATCATGATCTTCTGCTGTGGCAATGACCTCAAATCTTGCCCACTCTCCTTGATTATGAATATCACTAGAAGAAAATTCAACCAAAATTCTTACTTCTTCTGGAACATAAGAACTACTATAATGTTTATTAATTACAGAAAAAGCAATTTTCATTTCATCAATTGGTGAATTTTTATTAAAGTCAAGATTAATTCCAGTGAAGTGAATGTGATCCGAACCAGAACCAACTGTTAATCTTCCATCTTGGTCTTTTTGTAAATTAGAAGTATCTCCACGCATCATTACAATATTATTGAAAAATCTTGCACGTTCATATCTACCAATTCTATACTGGTTTGTAAATAATCTGTTATCTGAGTTTGTCTGAAAAACTTTGCCATCTTGTGCAATGATATTATCATTATTTGCACCATCTAATGGAGCATAGGTAATTGGGATTGCTACAGAAGATGTATTAGAGTGATATTCCCAGTTCTCTTCGGTTGTAAAAGCAAACAGCGTACGACTATCATATGCTCCTGCGATTGGATTAGATCCACCAGAATAGACCCCAACCTCCGAAATTTCATATCTTTCATTTGTTGGCAATTCAGCAGTAAAAACTAATTTAGAAGATGTGCCATCATTAACGAATCCTTTAGATGTAATGGGAACACGGAACATCTCAAAATCAAGAGCAGTCTGACTTGAATAATCGTAGTATGCTAACCCATTCGGAGTCACTGCAGTTGTGTTAAATGTATCACCAGAATATACAATAGATACCTTATCGCCATCTACAGACATAACCGTATGTTTACCATTAAAACGCTTATCTACATCTTTAAAATATATTGCCTGGCCCGCAGTAAAATTATGCCCTGGAATAGTCAATTGAGCCATTGAGCCAGTTGACTTTTTATTAGTGACACTAAAATGTAATGATGATAGGGGCTTTGGGCCACACCCAATAGCAATATATGAGGCATATGATGGTGCCTGACCAATTAGGTACTTTGCTAAAATTTCTTTACCAGTATTTGTAATCATGTATTCTCCACTCCATATATTGTATCATTATTAATGGTTCCAGATGTTAGGATTTGAACCTCTACCTGCTCATCTGAGGCAGTATTAATAACATTGATAATAAGGTCTCCAGTTTCTGGATCAATATAAACTATCTTGCAGTTTGGTATATCTGTGTAGTCAAACTTGTCTATTGCATAATTTGGTCCGTATGTTCTAGAATACCCAGTTCCACAGACTGGAACACGATGATTAAATGAAATAGGGAATTGTTTAAAATATGATTCATCAGTCTCTTGTAATTTTAAGATATTCTGTGGGCTATATTGAAAATCTAAATATGTAAGATTTTTGATTGGTTGATAAATTACAGTTTGTCCATTGACAGTATCGTGTCTTGCTATGTTAATTAGTTCTTGACCACCAATGTTTTCAAAGACAAGATCTGACATTAATTCAATAGGAACAGCATCTTCGTTAAATAAGATTATATCCTTTTTAGCAATTAATACATCATTGGCAGTTGTATTAGTTGTTGATGGAGTAGATGGGGTTGCATCAGCCATTTGATACCTCGCTTAAGTGAACCGTCATGCTTGGTCCAGATGAATTTTTAGAATAATCAATATTATAAATTACATATTCTGTTTGTGGTGAAGAGACAATTCCTACGCCATCAGCATTGACATAATCAATCGTAACTATGTCACCAAGTTGTAGCATTGGATTAGCAAAAATTTCTAAGCCAATAGATTTTCTTGGCTTTGTAACTTTTGAAACTAGCCAAGACATCAGCCCCTTAGCCTCATCGGCAGTTTGAATATATGGTGCTGTTATAGAAAAATCATGCTTTCCATATGTCATTCGGCTAACTTTAATATCTTCATATTTTTGATTTTCTTTTAATGGAGAAACTGCAAGTTGTCCAGAAGAATTAAATGAAGGATTAGAAAAATCACTATTCTTATCGAAGAAGTTATCAACAGTTAATTCATTATTGGATTGCTGAGTAAAAGTAATTCCCTGTATACGTACATAGTTTCCACTTGTTTCATCAAGATTGATTGTTGTGTCTGTTGAATTAAATAACAAAAATTCTGCCCCATATGATCCAGCCTTAAAGCCAGACACCGTATATCCTTTTATTTTATTAAATGTAGGAGATAGTTGTGCATATAATGCTGGATAGGCTTTATCATATCTAATCTTTAAGAATGATGCCTCACGCATAATGGTTCCAAATTCCTCAAAATAAATATTATATTTTGGTGACTGCCCTGTAGAAATGCCAGTTAAATAAGTAGCCTGGATAACACCACTCATAGCATACTTTCTAAATGATTCATTTGCGTCTACCTCAGAATCTCCAAATGCAGATGCTATTGGAGTATTTAATGAATAAACTGTATTTTGACTATAGTTATTACCAAGAGCATAGATATTTTCAAACATGCATCTAGTTGAACCACGAACAAATGGAGCAATGTAGTTATACTTTGGCAAAGGACTAGCGTCATCTACAGTTGCAATAATTTTGTTATTAATATATAAATAGAAACGTCTAATTGTTCCTATGTCCTCATACTCAACTGCCATATCAAACACGGTTGGTGTATCTTCATTGGCCATTCTATATTGACCAGTAAACTTACCATCATCTACAATGATATTTCCAAGTCCGCCCCAAAGTTTAACAGGGATTGCATTTCCGCTACCGTCAGCCATGACTTTATAAAAAATCAGATTGTCTAGGTTGTCTGCAGTACCATTTGCATAAGAAGAAACATTTGTTGCTGTTAAAGCAATTAGTTCAAAATAGTATCCTACGTTTGTAGATGGATTTACCATTACCGCTAATCCACCAGAACCACCGCTGATGTTGACTTGCTGGCTTGGGTCTGATCCAGTAACTACGTAATAAGTATTAACTCCAATTGGTGTTTGTCCACGTGTTTCACTTGTATCAATTTTTCCAATAATTCTCATGCGTGTACCAAAATGCTTAAATGAGTCTGGAAGTTCTTTATATTGATATGAAATAAAGTCTGATGGTCTTTCTGTTACAGAAAAACTAGGACCATTCATAACAAGAGCAGAAGACTGTACTGTTCCACTTTGCGTGCTTTTTAGATCATTAATTCCTGTTTCAGTCAAAAATGAAGTAGATAAGAAGTTTTTAATGACACCATTTCTAGTTGTTTTTTGTGCAAGAGTATTATTTTGCCCTGCTGCAGCATTAGTAAGTCCAAGTGCTGAAACCATTGCCTCGGGAGATGCATAAGAATTATTTAACGCAAATATTTTATCGGATTGCATCATACATCCACGAACGTATGTATTGTCTGACCAATATGGATCTAGCCCAGAGTTATGAGAAACAACGGATGTACCAAACTGTCCACGACCATGTTTTGCTACTGCACCATTCTTCAATTGAGTTGTACCAGCAACAACTTCATAATCTGGCTCTGCATAAATACGAACAATGCCAGTAGGGTACATTTTGCCGTTAAATGGAAGTTTTGCAAAATATGACTGATAGTCCTGAGTACTAGTAATCCATACGTTGCCAGCACCGCTTATTGCATACTGGACTGCATCGTATTTGATGACTTCACCATTAGAATAAAAATATCCATTATAACGAGAAAGCCAATAAACACCTTCACCCATATCAATGACGTTATTAATAATTTTATTGCCAGATACTGTTGGTACCGCTGCGGATAGGGTGCTATTTAATGGTATGGCAGCAAGAGTATATGCAGACTGATTGCCAGAATCATCATTTATAGGTCTTACGGATTGCTCTCCAGAAATTTCCCATAGCAGAACTGGCTTATATATCCAAGACTTTGCTTCATTTGCATTATCAATAAGGCTTGCCTGCCTAATGGTTCCATATGTTTTTTGAATATATCTAGTTTGATATGTAATCTTTCCATCATTATAAACAGAATTATCTTTACTTGCTATTTGAATAATATTTGATAATTTTCTATTTGTTGTGCTATTCTTGATTGCACCATTTTCAATAAAGTCGTTAGTTCCTCGCAAAACAAAATCAACCTGACGTGCACCAGAATCTGGAAGAATATAATCTTTGGACATCATCACAAGATTATTATATTCATCAAAGAACATTGCGGTTTGAGTGGAAACAGCCAAATCATTTAAAACTTGTGCAACAGTTTTGTCTGGCCCAATAAAGAAAAATGGGATAATTGGTTCTTTTGTTTTGTCAATTCTTTTAAAGGTGTAGTTTGAATAGCCAACAGAATCTAAAAGAAGTGAGATAGCATAACTCAAAGATACGTCTCTTACTAAAATCTCTGGAGCAGTCAATGTTTCAAAATAAAAGAACATATCTCTCAAACTCAATGACACTCTTCGGTCTTGAACATTAAGTTTTGGAAAACCATCGATGTACATGGTCTTTAGTGGAACATAGTAGTCATACCCATTAACATCTACAATAATTTCATATAGTTTAACCTGAATATTTTTTGCTAAATATCCAGATATTATACTATCCATATTGGTTTCGTTAAATGCTTGATCATAATCAAATACTTCTAGTGTACCAATTGATGCAAGTAGTTGGCCTACTGGAAGTCCAGTATTTCCCAAATCTGATGCAATCTTAGAAATATTAAATGATGTAATCTTGCTTGATAGGTCAACAGATAGTCTTGGTGAAATTTCAATGAGATCAAACCTTGAGTTTATGCAATTCATGGTTTCAGCAACAACTCTAATTCCAGAAATAAATTCAAACTCTCTATATGATGTCACATTATTAACTGGGTCAAGGAATGTTGCTGGAGATGTTAAGTCTGTGACAAAGTTAGTTAGTCTATCTACAGTCTCTTCTTGTAAATACCAACCATATGTTGGTGTAAAGGTTTCGTATTTACCATCATTCCAAATATAGTAGGTTCCAAGTTCTGAGTCACTAGTTTTAATTAAATATGCATATCCTACTACAGACTCTTCTGGAAGCATGACTGTGCTTGAATACTCTTCTGCTTTGATAAAGATTTCTCTATATCTCTCTGGTACGATTAATCCATAGGCTAACTCAACATACCCGTCGCTTTTAATAATTGATGTACCATCTCTACGAACCGAGGCTGGATTAAATGACATCGCATCTATCCACGTGTTATTCTGTAATGTTTGAATCTTCCATTTAACTGGAGTTGTTTTATTACTGTCGCCATATAAAGGATCTGCAAATGATCCTGCTGGACTAGAAAATGGTCCTAGATCAACATTTCCAACATTTGTTTGCATCTTAACAACTATTCTGTTTGTTGGAACTTTATTTTCATATACAACAAAAGGTGCAGCATCATCTATATAGTATTGGCCGTTTGTTTGTTTGGTGGCAATTCCTCGCTCTACCCCAGATTCAGTTCTAAAAGATGACCAGTATTTAAATCCATCATTCTTATCGGCCATATAATATCTTGGACGATTAAACATTTCCATATTTGAATGATGCAAAAATGTTTTTGTAAAATAAGATGCTTTATTGATACCAGATCTAGGTCTAAATTTCTTAAAGCAGTCTTCTAAAGAATAAAGCGTTGTTACTTTTTGCTTGTTAGATTGAAAAAGAATAGGTTCATTATTATCGTCATATCCACCATCTACAGTAATATCAGCATCTGTTGCTCCAGTATAAAACTTTCCCTGATCATTTTCATCAAAGGAATTCATCAATGTGCGATAAATAGAATTAGTTTCTTGTGGTCTGTACCGATAATTTCCAATTGCTTTAATATTTTCAGCAATGTTCATATTCCATTCAGCAACAATTGCAGACTGACTTCTAACAGTAGAAGATTCTTCCAAGTGCTTTTTTAATTCATCACTTTGAAACATTTAAACCTCTTCCAGAGTTATATTTATATTCCAAAGGTCAAAGTTACTTCCACCACGCTTAATAACATTATATGAAAAATCAGAGATATACATTTCTATTAATTGATTGTATTGTGGTAAGTGGGCATATGCAGCATCATCTTTTCCAAATACAGAATATTTATCATATGCTAAAAATACCCAAAACGGTCCCTTATGATTTTCATACCAATCCAAAATCTCTACTCCACCAGCACCGCCATCTGATGTATATTCTGTATCTGTAGAATTGGGAACTCCACGCCCCCCAGCATATTCAGACTTTCCTGTAGTAGCATTAAATAATGGCTGTGCATAATAGGATCTAGATGGCAAAAGTTCCCAGCCTGTTGTAAGAGAAAGTTTATCAGCAATGTGATACGAACGCATACGACCATTAATCATACGTTCACGTTTTTCAATTCTTATTGGTTTAAAGTCTAGAGGTTGTCTATTGTCATCTGATAAAATCAAAAACTGATTCAACATTAAAGGATCTGTCTCTGTTCCAGGATCTCCATTTACTTCTATCCCATTTGGAACATACAAACCATCTACTAAAGTTCCAGAGTTTTCAGACCATAGCATTGCCTGTGGTCTTGCGTACTTTTTTCTACCGCTCATATATGATGCTGAAGTCATTAGTTGTTAACACCTCTTATTTTTTTAGAGTCAATGTACTTAATCTGTGTCATTACAGCACGAGCAATTTCATCTGGATTTGCATCAGATTTGACATTTACGCTTAGGTTATAATTATACACTGATTCGCCACTATATGTGCCACTATTGATGCTCTTGAGTCTATCAACACCAAAATTTTCAACTGCGTATTTCTTTACAACAAATTCTCCTGGTGTTAGCATTGCTGGTACAGTATCAGTTCCAATAGCAAACCCACCAGTACCAAAATACTTAGGAACAATACCTCCTGTAGCAAATGTTGGCATTGCTTGTGCTGCTGCAAGTGCAGCATTTGCTGCAGATAATTCATTGGCTGCATCTTTTTGCATTGCATCTGAAACACGTTGTCCCACAGCAAAGGCAAGTCGTTGTGCGGTAGCCATGTGATCATTTGCTAATGCAATTGCTTTATTTGCTGCTGTTATTGCTGCATCACGTGCTGCAACCTTTGCTGGATCTACCGTAACTTTCTTTTCATCTGCAGTGACTTGAGGACTTCCTTGAGTACTAGATCCAACATGCTGTTCAACAATATTAAGATATACAGTCTTATCTTTAAGATTAGTCCAGTTTGTGTAAATTGCCTTAATTGCAGTTAGTGCATTGTTCATAGCGGTTGTATAGGCATCTCCCGCAGTCTTAGCAAGATCTGAGGCATTTTTAATATTGCCCCACTCATCTTTAGACAAACCCTGTACACGAAGATTTTCTTTTGCACTCTTAATTGTTTCATTTAATGTATCAAGTGCATCTTGTGCTGGCTTAAGTTCATTTTGTTCAATATCATAGATATCGTTTTTAAGATTTTTGATTCTTGCCTCAATTTGTGCACGTGTCTCTCCCTGTGCATTGACTAAAGAGTTAATAGCAATTGTTCTAGCATCTTCAAGTGCCTTAGTCATTCTAGACTGGGCATCACTTGCATTTTGTGCACGCATTTCTTGTGCTGCATTTGCTGCTGCTGCGATATCTCCAGATGTAAGTGCTCCAGCAAGTGTTAGTTGTTGCTGTTGCTGACGCATAGCCTGTTCATTGATAGTCTTAATCTCATCTAGGGCCTGAAGTCTTGCATCGTATGCCTTATTGATAGATGTTTCTTTTTCTGACATTACATCTAGATCATGGTTAGCAGTTCCTATTAAGTCATTCTTACCTTTAATCTTTTTATTAGCAGCATCAATATTTGCTGTTTGCTTTTTAATAGAATCGGCATACTTGTAGTCAATCGCTTGTTCTAATGCAGAGAATCTTTCCATAGCCTTTGCATATCCATCGTCAACTAGGCTAGTTTGTCCTTCGAGAGTAGAGAGGGCTTCCTTGAGATTAATTCCTTTACTTGTTTCTTTAATCTTTGCAAGTAGGTCTCCCATTTGCTTTAACTTAGTTGGGTCAATTGATCCCGTTGCAATTGCTGCAGCAAGTCCTTGATCTTTAACCATCTCAAGTGCCTGAGCACTGCCAACTCCAGCCTTTTGCAATATATCAAAAGCATTGCCTTCTCCTTGTACCTGAGTGAGAACTTTTTGATTATCGCTTTGGAATTTTCCAAGATTAATTGATGCAATCAAAGAATTGATTTCTTGTGCAGACTGTCTTAGTCCTGTAATATTTCCCTTAGCATCAAAATTAAATAGATTCTTTTTACGTTTTTCAAAATCTGCTGGGTCCATTCCAGTAATTAAGGAAATAAAATCTTCGCCAACAAATTGTCCCTTAAGGTTTCTTAGATCTTGCTCAATACCGCTAAATGGGCTTTGTACGCTCTTTGTACCAATCTTCTTATACATGCTATCCAAGAACTTCATAGAAGCATCCCAACCAGTAGGAAGATTCTTCAGTGTATTATTCTGAAGATCTTGGTATTGCTTAATAAAAGTATCTAATGGAGATGCAGTAGGCTTTGTTGGTGTAGTAGTGCTACCACCACCACCGCCACCAGTACCCGTATCTGGATTATACTTTTTCATATACCATGCTGAAGCCTCTGCTTGTCCTGCAGCAGAATTTTTCCATGCATTAAATTGTGCCTGTGCTGTTCTTCCCTTACCAAAATCAGAAACCTTTTTGCCACCAGCAGCAATGTATTGATCCATGTAGTTGGCATTTTGTCCAGCGACAAAGTCTAAGATAATGGAATGTTTAGCAGTTGTAGACTTTCCAAAAATAGCATCCCAATTTGCAAACACTTGCTCCATGAGTGCTTTTTGATTTGGATCTTTGGAGTTCATTGCATATTCGTGAACCATCTTTTTAGTCAGTGGATCTGGTAAATCCTTAATAGCAGTAACAGCGGTAGCAACTTCTGCAATTTCTTTAGCACCTTTTTGCTTCCAGTCAAATGTAACTCCGTATTTTGATTTCATTCCATTAATAACTTTAAGGGCATCCATATTACTTTGGAAGTTTTTAGGATCTTTATTTATGAAATCCATATAAACTGGAATTTGTGCTTGCTCAATTCCTGATCCAGAAAGTAGTTGTAACACAAGTGCAGCATCTGCATCAGACCCAGCGGTTGTTACCAATAAATTATATTTACTTTCAATGTTTGGATTTGCTTTAAACATATTAATAAGACTTAAAATAGTAACAGGATCGATGTTACCAGATGCAAACTGAAATTCCAGTGTTGTCTTGAACTTACTATCGCTCATACCACTAAGTTCTGAGATAGCCTTATCAGAGAATACTTTCATTGGACCCTCTTTATAAAGGCTTTGTGCTTGTGCTTCCATTGCTGTCTTAAATACATCTGAACCCATAGCATTTGCCTGCTTTAACAAATAATCTAACTGCTCTTTATTTTTAGCAGTAATTTGATCAATAGCAGTCTTGCGTTCAGCCTCTTTTTGGTTTATCTGATCTTGTAGTTGTGCCTGTCTAGCCTTATCAGTAGTTGCTGCTTTTTGTGCTGTAAGGGTTTTAATTTGTGTATCATATTGTTTGTTTAAAGAGTCAACTAATCCCTGGTTTTGAGCAACCTGATTAATTCCCATTTGTAATGCTGCTGCTGCAAGTTCATTATTTTGTTGTTGCTTTTGATTCATTGATGTTGCACCTTGATATGCACTTGCTGCACCTGCTGCAGCCAATCCCACACCAGCAACAGAAGCCCCAGTACTTACTCCAGCACTAAATGGTGCTGCTGCTAACCCAGCAGTTGCAATAAGCCCACCAATAACTGCAGAGCCAACTCCTCCAACAATTTTACCCACATCAACAAAGTTAACAACATCTACAGAATTTTTAATAGCGTTTTCAAAGCCAGACTGAACATTATCAAATGATTGCTGTTGAACCTGTAGTGCTATTTGTAGTGGGCTTTGAAGTAGGTTCTCTCCATTTGGTCCAAATAGATTTGTAAGATTTCCACTTACCTGCAAAGGAATTTCATAACTACCAAGTTTATCTCCTAATGCTGCAACAATACCCCTTGCCTGATCTGTTGTTAGGATTCCCTGCATAATAGCATTAGACATCTGGTTAGTTAGCGTAGCAACAGCCATCTGCTTACCACCAGACTTTGCAGCATTTGCCATGTCCGCCATCAGAGATTTGCCATAATCTGACTCAACAACGTTTTGACCAAACTTTCTAGTAGCATCCGTTGTATTTGGAATAAGCGAATCTGACCTTGTTCTTTGGGCAAGTTCTGTGGCACTAACAGTGCCTGTAAGTTTGGAAAGTTCTACAAGTTTATTGTTAGTCATAAACATTGAGTTTGCTAGTTCAATACCACGCTTTCTAGCCTGATTAATGCTATCATTCCACTTCCAAATTGAAAAACCAATTGCAGCAACTGCTGCTACAGCAGCAACCCATGGATTAGCCATAAGTGGCAAAACGGTTGCGATTCCCTGAACAGCAAAAGCAAGAGGCATAACCTGACCTGCTACCTCTGCAAGTTTTCCTCCTGCCATAGAAGCAGCAATGCTGACACCAGCAATTGCACCTGCACCAATTGCAACCTTACCAGAATATGCAGAAAGTCTTTGCTTAAGTGGGGCAGTCTCTTTATTAACTTCTTGCATAGCCTTATTTTGTGCTAAAGCAAGTTTGTTTTCTTCCTCTAATGCCTTTGCTTTCTTTTCTTCTAACTTAGCAAGAACTGCTTCTCTCTCTGCCATCTTACGACGTGCACGCATTTCAGGAGTGATATCTCCAGTTGTTCCATAAGTTACTACACGATTTTGTAGTGGATTTGTTGGATCATATCCGTCTGCACGACCAGGAATCATTCCTCTATTAAGAGCAGCAACTCCGCCCATTGCCTTTGCAGTCTGAACGCCTTTACGACTTAAAATTGCTTCATTTTGTGCATCAATTAATGCAAGGCTTGTGTCATTAGCATTTCCGCCTTGTCTAATTCTTGATATTGCAGACTTTGATGCAATCTGTGCTAGATCAACTACAGTTGCTGCCTTGGCACCCTTATTAAATGTTCCAACATATTCGTCAACGATTTGTCCGAGGATTCCTGCCTGTGCAAGCGATGAAAGTTTTCCAGGTTCATTCTGACCAACTGCCGATTCAAATGCAGCAATTTCTCTAAGCATTCCATAGTGCTCTGATGTTGTTGGGTGAATATTCTTTAATGCTGCAAATGACTTTTTGAGCGATGCAATCTTTCCTGCATTTAGTCCTAGTTTTTTAGCAAGCAATGGATTTGATTCTGCTTCTGCAAGAACCTGTAGCAGTTTAGGATTTCCACCCTGAACTCTATACTGTAAGTATTTATTGACCAATCCTGTATCTGCTACAACCTGACCCTCTGACCACTTTTGATCTCCACCACCAGCATGTGCCAAGTGTGACATATCTAGTTTGTTATAATTTGCAATAGTCTTTGCATCAGTGATTCCAGCCTTTTTAAAACGATCTGTAATCCAATTTCTTTCAGTCTGAAGTTTAGCCTTTTCTTCTTCTGGCAAAGACTCCATAACAGACTTTCTAACGCCAGCAGATGCACCTGTAGGTGGTTTGGTTGGCATTCTTGACATAAACCTTGAAGTGCTAAATCCAACCTTGCTAATGTGTCCTTCTGGGTCTTTTCGTGATCCAGTAATATATCCAAAATGTTGAGCAAATGTCTCTTCAGACATAAGGCTCCAAGTTTTACCATCTTTTCCAATAACAGCAATGCGACCATCTGGGTGATACATAACCTTACCTGGATTAGACATAACCTCAGATACTGAATCTTTATTTCTTAAATACGAAGACTTAAGTTTTTGCATTATGGCTTGTTCGTCAGGACTTGCCTTAAAGTAATCTTCGTCAAATTTAGTTCTTGAACCAATAGGGTTTCCAAGATAGTATTCATCTGATTCTTTAAATCTTGATTCTAAAATTGAACTTGGCACCTTAATAAAGCCACTAGGTAATTTGGAGACGTTAGTTCTAGAGGCTACTTTTCCTGGCTGTGTTACTTCTTCTGTACCCTCGTTGTATCCACGTAACTTTCTTCCCTGTACAAGTGCTGCAACGATTGGCTTATTATCAGGATGTTGTGCTGCTCCCGCTGGAATAACTGCTTCACCTGGAGTAAGCATTGAAAAGACTGTATCTTGGTTGCCACTTCCTGGAACTCTTGTTGTACCAGAATTATACCTTTGTCCTGGCTTATAGCCTGGAATCATTGAACGTGGATTTGTCATAGCAAAATCACGTTGTGCTTGTGTTGCTGCTCTTAATGATGAGATAAGATTTCTGAGTGCAGAAGCCTCACCGCTATAAGCCTGTGTAAGGTTTGAGTGAACCTGTTCCAGTGATGCAGCAACAGTAGCATTTTTAATTTGTTCACTTGTCATGTACTCGGTATTCATACCCAGAGTTTGTGATTGACCAGTTAACTTCTGGAATCCGCCACGAACAGTGCTAAATAGTTTCATTATGTTTGCAAGTCCGTTAGCAAACAGACCAAATGTCATAAGTAATACTGGACCAACTGCACCTACTGCAGCAACGATAATTGCAACAATCTTCTTTGTTCCATCGCTTAAACCATTAAACTTATCAAGAATTTTTGATACAAACTGAACAACAGGAGTTGCTGCTTCAAGAAATGCTTTTCCTAATGGCATAAGTTCTGTTTTTAACTTTTCTAAAGACGCTGTAAACTTTGTACCCACAGAATCTGAAATCTTATTCATTTCTCGTTCAGATAGGATAGCCATTTCTGTTGCGGATCTTCCAGCAAGACCAAGAACGGTGGAAGCCTGAGATCCATCTTTAATAACATTTTGGAACAGTGTGGACATACGAGCAAATTGAAACTTACCAAATAACTGTTCAATAGCACGTGCACGATTGAGTGGATCTAATGTATCTAATGCTCTTGCAAAATCAACTACGGTTTGTCTTAGGTTACCCTTGTCATTTTCAACAATTCCCGTAATATTAATTCCAAATCCAGCAAGCATATCAGATGCTTTTTTAGTTGGATTGATAAGTGATGCAAGACCAGACTTGATAGCGTTAGCACCTTCTGATGCATTAACTCCACCTTCCTTCATTGCTGTTAGGAAGAAGGCTAAGTCTTTAACATCTCCACCAAGTTGTTTGATAACTGGTGCTGCTTTTGGAATTGCAATTGTCAAATCTTCAATAGATGTTACAGTTTGGTTTTCAACTGCATTAAGGAAGTTAATAGAGTCTGCTAAATCTTTAGAAGATAGTCCAAATGCATTTTGTAATGAAATAGTTGTCTGAAGTGCTTGTTGTTGATCAATTTGTCCAAGTACTGCAAGTTTTGATGCTGCTTCTGTTTGTCGCATAAGATCTGCACCTTGGAAACCAGCCTGTGCAGCCTGTGCAGCAAGAGCCATTGTATCTTTAGCAGCAACACCAAACTTAATATATGCTTGAGCAAGTGTTTGAACCTGCTGAACCATTTTATCTGCTTGGTCGTTTGATGTGAACATATCACCATAAACACGTGTAAAGTTAACTACTTCCTTCTGCATGTCCATAAAGGTACGTGCTGCTACGCTACCAAGCATAGATAAAGGAATAGTAAAACCAACCATCAACTGGCGACCAGCCCACTGAGTATTCTTACCAAAGTTTAGAAGTTGTGTTGATCCTTGGTGAAGAATCTGATTAAACATTGCCTGCTTTTGAGCAGCCATCATTGACTTAGTTGTATAGTCATTCATGTCAAGAATAAGCGGTCTAATCGCAATAGACTTCATTGCACCGCTGGCATCTCTGCCTAACTTAACATAACGAGTTTGAAGGTCTTTTACTCTTTCACGAGAGACCTTGTCAATGGTATCAAATTCTGCCTGAAAGGCTTTACCAAAAGTTTTTGTAGATGCAACACCATACTTAAAATATTCACCAAGTGTTAGTTTGTTGGCTTCTAATGACTTTGTGAATGATTCTACAGATGTAGAAATAGTTCTCATTTCGGCTGAGAACTTGCCAGTTGCTGAAACATTTCGCATCAAATCGATTGCGATGTCTCTTTGCTTGGTTAATGCTTGAGTATTAGACTTTACAATAGAGGCATTGAAAGCACTAAATTCTCTTTGAAGTTGTTGAAGTTGTGCAAGGGCAGCAGACGTCTCAATATTGACGCCTATGTTTGCATTTACATCTGCCACCCTTTGCTACACCTCATCTTTTATTTATTTTGTTGCTTGTACTGCTGTAAGCAGTGCTGTTGGATCTGTCAAATTAATTCCAGATGCAACTTCGATTACCTTGTAGATTGTTGGTAGATCGATTAAATCTTCTAATGCCTTACGATCTTCTGCGAGTTCTGGCTTATACTGTTGAAGTGCAATCTGTACACAATCAAGCAAAACATCCATTGACTTTTCATTATCGTTTTGAACATCTTGAATTCCATTAAATGCTCTCATAAAAGGCTTTAAAAGTGAAATCTTTAAAGGCCTTGTTTCAAGTTTAGTTCCATCCATTAACTCAATTACGGATGCTTCGTGAACTGTGGTTGCCATATATTTCCTCCTGTTAGATTAGATTAATTATATCATAGATACGCTTATTTTTTTGTCAAATCTTCGTATTGTAATCCCATACCAATACCAAATCCTGCCTCTTGTGCTTTTGGTCCTTGATATGACAATATGTCGTTTGAATCTGTTGCCTTACCGCCACTGAAAACTCTTGCCTTCATCTCTTCCCAAGGATCTTGTTTTCCAGTTTCTTTATCTAGGTCAACACCTTGAATTGCTGCAAAGAACTTTCGATCATTATAATCTGATTCTCTTTTTGCTTCTAGCGTTGCTAATAATTCTGGCATTGAAAAATGCGATTCAAGTTCAGCGTATTCTTTCCATATGCCTAGCAAAAACACTTCTGATTCTAATTTTGCAAGATCCAGATCATCCCAACTTGAACCACTTTCAGATGCCTGTTTCTTTACTGGTTCATCGGACTTACTGTCTACCTTAATTCCTGCAGCAATATCTATAATCTTATAAATTGTAGGCAAATCAACGCTGTCTTCCAACTCCTCAACAGTTGTTATAGACGGATAATACTGTCTCATTGCTATTACTGCACATCTAGATAAGGCTGTTATTGCATCCTCATCACCTACCGCTTTTTTAACATTTTTAAATTCTTCTAAAAAATCTTTTAAAAATATTATCTTAAGAGGCCCGATGTTCAGTACAGTATTATCTATAAGAGTAATCGTTGCAGATTCATAAATGTTACTAGCCATATATATCTATTATAGCAAAAAGAAAGGCCCAACCTCGTAAGGTTGAGCCTCTCATATTAAGTTATATTAGTTTGCTGGGATTGTACGATCAACGATCTTACCGTATGATGCAGAGTCGTTTGGAAGCAAACGGAACGAAACTTCGAACTCGGTTGCTGCGTCACGCTTTGCTGCAACGTTTACGCTTTCAATCGAAAGTGCACGGTATGCTACGTAGACACGCTCAATCTGATCAGATGCTGCACAGTCACCTGTTCCTGGACCAACTGCAATCAAACCACGCTCTACTGGACATTCGCCAATGTTACCTGCGGAAAGATTAAGAGTAGGATTACCAGAAACTGTAGTTAGATTACCATCTGCTCCTGCTAATGCAAAGAGAAGGTTCTCTAATGTAGATTCAGCGAAAGTAGTCTTCATGTTCACCTTCATGCCTTGTTTAAACAACTTAGCAACGTCAAGAACCTGGTCAACTTTAACTTCACCAAAATCTGGTTGGAACTGAAGTTCCAGACCATTGCTGGTGTAACCAACGTTACGGAAATCGGAATCACTTGAAAGAGTATCTTTAAATGATGTTCCGTCTACGTATGCTGGCATGTCAGCGTCTGTAAGTGGACCGCTCTCATATGTGAAGAGAGCAGCAGCACCAACGATAATGTTGGTGTTAGAACCACGTGTATATGCCATATTTTCACCTCTTTTTTTCTATAGAAATAAAAGGCAGTGTTTCCTCAAGATTAAGTATACACCCCTTTTTTATTTATAGGTTTGTGTCATTATATTGTGTATTTCCTGTATTGTAGCCTTTAGCATGATAGTCATAATCGATAATTATCTTATTTCCTGCATAGGTTCTTGCTGTACCAAAATCAATAATGTCTCTGGTTTCTTGTAATTGGTATATTTTAAAGTTGTGGAAAAAGACTGGCAACAATTGCTTTTCCTGTGGAGTTCCAGGAGATGCAACATATAAGCCATCCGCATTTAACTTTGATCTAATCCAAGAATTTACCTCTTGTGCAGATTCATCCTCACGATCAAGCAGGTCGTAGACTCTCTGAGTAACCTCAATTAGTTGCTCTGGGGTATTGGCAGTTTTGTAGAAATAGTACAAAAGTTGTTCACACTTAATATGTGGAAATGCTTTTCTTCGCATTCTGAACATGCGGTCATAGACTCCAAAAACATTATTAGTTGCATCTGGAAATCCTTCTGTTAAATCTTCAATGGCTGTAGGACTTGAAGGAAAGATGGGGAAGGTAAAACCAAATTCAGTGCCAATTTTCTCAATTAGGTAATCGTTAATTAATTTTGGTGGATAAGCAATAGCCATTAGATACCAGCCCCCGCAATCCATTTATATCCAGCACTATGACCCGAAGACTTTGTGCCTTTCCCAACCCTAAGTCCATTTTTGAAAACTTCTGGACTTTCTAGATAATCACGAATTCCACTTGAGGTCAAAAAGGCCTGTGTAAAATACTGATTAAAAAAAGAATTAAAAACATCTGCGTATTGTCCCTTTGTTTGACCTCCAGGATTTTGCACAGTTACATCATTTTTAGTAAATACATCTTGACCATCTACAGTAAATGCTAAGGCTTTTGCCTTAACTGGTTTAATTGTAACTGGTGTTCCATTTTCCATAATAGTTGCCTTATCATAAAATGGCACCTTAGATCCATTTTTAATTGTCGTAGATTGCTTAAATGTTGAATTAATAGACAAACCTGTTCCCCTCATTGAGTAAGAAATGTCAAACAGTCTTGCACTTGGGCTACCCGTATTATTCCATTCATAAACGTGATGTAATAGTTGTGGGTTTATTCTTGCATTTGAATCAATATATTGTTTTAATGTTTCAATAATATCCACACCAAAATTTTCTAAGAACTGAGTGCGTCCACTCTGAACACCATCCAAAAACCCAATAGAATAATCAATAACACCTTGTAACTTTGTTTGAAATGCTGATATGTCAAAACTTGCATTAATCATACTTCAGTCCCCTGGTTCTGAGATCTACGAATAATTAACTTATAATAATCTACACTGCCAAAAGGACCAGCAAAAGGTTCGTTTGTTGCAATTTCAAATAGCGTAGATTTTCCAGCACGTGGACCAGATGTCTCAATATAGATTGGATTGCAGTTTTTATCTTTGATATTTGTAATGATAACATTTGTAACAGCAGATGCATTATCAGTACTAGAAATACGCACATCTGTTTTAGATCTTCCAATTAAAATTTTATCTTGTGTAATATTAATATTAGGAGTTACTTCTTCACGAAATGCTGTACCAGCAGGCGTAAAGGAGCATGCAATGGTTCTATCTAAAACCCATCGCTTTATGACGTTTCCGTATGCTCCCTGATCTACAATTGGATAGTAGATATCTGCTTGCATAGGAAACATGAAATCTGGTTCCTCGCAAATCATATTATAAAACTCCTGGCTTTGTAACTAATTTTACATATTTATCTAAGATTCTATCAACCATCATATTTCCAGTTCCACTCAGCATTCCCTTATCAAATTGGATTCTGAATTGATCTGTATTGTAGGTAGTAACATATCTTTGATAGTAGTCAAGTTTTCCACACTTAATATCTTCAATTAACATTCTTGTGGCAGCAACGACATCTGGCGGAATTGCACGATATCCTACGTCTAAAATAAAGGTATAGTCAAAACCTTTTGGAAAATCTCCAATGCGGTATCCAACAAACCCTAAATCTCCAGAGCCACCAACAATTTTAGTAGGATTATATTCCATTCTGTTATATTCATCAGAAGCAGAAGCAGTTTCTACTCTGTAAATTGCAGAGTTATCCAATAGTATCTTATATTCATATGGATAAATTGTTGGATTTTCTACATCATATACCAACACATTATTTTCGTATACCTTTAACACCTTATTAGAATCATGCCATAAAGGAAAATAGTCTGAGCCTTGTCCAGTTGAGTTAATAATTAATTTGTGGTTATAGAATCCATCTCCAACATATGTATCAATAATAGAACGTGCAATAAGTTCATAAGTTTTATATTGTGCCACTTCGGATGCTACCTCGGAATATTCCGAAGGATCTACGTATGGACGAATAATTGATAGGTTATCTTCATATAAGATATGTTCGTGTTCGGTATCATAAAAACGAATAAGGAAGTCTCTATCGAATTGAACCTTTGATAATGGCAGTTCATAAACAACTATGCCATTGGCATCTGAAAAAACATGTACTTCTTCAACTGAGTGATCCACCAAATCCTCAATATACTGGATATACTCATAATTAGGTATGGGTAAATTCCAAGTAGTAGTTAGAGGATATGGTGGAACTCTCAATACTTCCATGTTACTTGCCGAACTCCTTAGCGACTTCTTCTGGAGTTGCTGGACGGCAGTGGCTACGTGTTAACCATTGTTCTGCAGCGTCCTTAGATACGATATTGTATCCAATATAAACCTTTCCTACGCCATTCCAAGTTACGTTACGTGTTGAATGAATTGCAACCGTATCTTCCTTTTTTGGCTTTGCAGGTGCTGACTTCTTTTCTTTTGGAGCAGCAGGTTTGGCTGAAACACCAATAATTCCATTAGCAACATCACCTAGGGCTTGTTCCTTTGGTTCTGCTGATTTAGCAAAATCTGCAGTAGTAATTGCTGTTGGCTTAGGTGCCTCTGGTTCTGTAAGATCAGGAAGATCTAAAACTGGCTCTTCGGCCTTCTCTACTGGATTTTCTACAGTCTTCTCTACAACCTCTGGTGTTGTGTCAGAAACTGCATTATCCTTAATTTCATCTGACATATAATACCTCCTTCTGACAATTATAACAGATTATATGTTTTTTAAAGATTAAGAGGGGGAGGAGATTTCGCCCCTGCCCCCTCTCAAAAGGTACTGTTTACAGATTAGTTATCTGAAGCAGCATCTGCCCACGCAATAGCGTCTTCTTCTTCCCATTGGATACCGAAGCGGACGAACACAGTGTATTCAATTGTGTCCTTCTTCGCCTTGTATTCACGGTTGACGACGATATCACGCTGGAAGCCCCAAACACGGTTCTGTGGGAATGTCAAATCGACATATCCTGCAGGGTAGTAAGGAACTTCTTGTACATCGATTCCGAGAACACGAGTTGTACGTGCTCCACCGAATGTCTGAGCAGATCCATCAAGGTATGCCTGACGGTTCTGTGATGTACCAGCGACACGGTTACCCATTGCTTCAGCAATAGCGTCAGCAAGTGTACCGTTGTGCTTCACGATGCCTGCGAATGCGTCTGTACCAGCGTAGAACTTAAGATTATTCTTAAGTGCACGGTACTTACGTGGCATTGCAAGGACAATGTTCTGCATAACTTCTGGTGTCCATGCATTGTCAGCAACAGTTACAACAGACTCGTGTGAGTTTCCGTTGTCCTTGTGCTTCTTGATGAAACCAGGCATGATTGAAAGGAAGTTGCCTGTTGAACCATCACCATTGATTGCGAGATCTTCGATATCGTTAGCAAAAGCGTTTGTCATAAGACGAACGAGATGGTCTTCAAGTGCACCTCCTTCAATATTATCTTCTAGTGCTTCAGCAGAAACTTCCCAGTCAAGACGAATCTTTTTGGTTGTAAGTTCTACCTTTGTGAATGAAGCACCTGCGTTGACGTAGTCACCAACACCTTGAGCAGCAGCACGGATTACACGCTCACCAACATTAACTTTTTCAAGTTCCATGGTGTTTGCTCTCATTGTGACACGGCGACCATCTTGGGCGAGAACAGTAGCATCCCATACATAATCGATGAAACGCTGTGCTTGTTCAGGACGAAGGATACCGCTTCCAGCCTCACCCGAAGGATTCACTGCATTTGGTCCCGATGTTAACCCAAGATTTGCATTTGGAATGTTGCCAAGGGCACCACCAGTAGCATAGTTTCCAGGAATGTTAGATCCCGCTTCAGATCCTGAAGCAAAAGAACCTTGTGACTGGTAAAGACCTGGTGTTGTACCACCGAGTTCTCCAGACTCTCCTGGCTGATTTTTAATTAACTCTTCCGACATATTGTCACCTCCAAGTTTTTCTTATCTTTATTATTTAAATAAGTCGGCTGTTTTGAGGAAACGTCCGCCCCATAAGGATTTTTCAATCATTTCTGATTGATCCTGCACGATCTCGCCTAGATCGCCAGACTTTCGGAAAGCCGTATCTGCTTCTACTGCATCTACACGCTTACCAAACTTTTGAACTGCATCTCTTGTAGAAGAAATATCTTTGGCAACTTCTTCAAGAGACTGTCTTACTGTATCAGCAGTAACCGCTGAAGACTTCAGTACTTCTACCTCTGCCTGCAATGATTTAACTGTTGATAAGAGATCGCTAAAGGCTGATGTGATTGTATTATTTAGTTCAGCAATTGACTGAGCAACTACATCATCTGACTTTTTTGCTTTCATCTCTTCTTCTTCAGCATTTGGATTTCCTGCTTCTGACTCTTGGTCAGCAGCATCTTCCTTATCTGGATTTGCAGCCTTTTCAGTTTCTTCAGCATCTTTGGTTTTTTCAGAATCTTCTGAATCCATTGTTGCTGCTTTCTCTGTTTCGACTGCTGGAGTTTCAGCAACAGCCTCTGGAGCGATTTCTTCTGACGCCTGAACATCTGTTGTTTCTTCAACAACTGTTGTATCTTCTGTCATCGGATCTACCTCCTTAATAGTCTTAGCATCAATGCCTTTAGCACTATCAACTAAGATTTTGACTATATCCATTTTTTCGTTGTCGTTTTTTTCAACGAAACCTATATTTTTCATCTCTGTGCCATTTACTGGACTTACTACAGATTCTTCATCTGATAACATGATGATTCCTGATTGTTCATCATAAAAAACATTTTCAAGGTCTACATCTACGTTAACGCTCTTAACTACGTCAACACCATCTACCTTTTCTACAGACATGATATTTGCAAATTGATTTGCTGGTGAGTCAACTAATGACAATTCTACCAAATCATAATCCTTAATAATTCTAATTGTTGAGTCTGACTTTTCATCATATCCGTCATCCCACTTATTCATTCTACCACCAATTGAAAAACCAGTGTAGGTATTATCTAAAACTTTTTCCCAGCAATCCTGAGCACCCTTTGAAATATATGCAGATACAAAAACTCCATTATAGAACTTTTTGCTTTCTGGATCAAAGTACTTATCTTGTTTGAATGCCACCATTTTGCCAACTGCAGATGGTTGATGCATTTCACGAATGTTACCTCTAAAAGCAGAAAAAGCCTTTAGAGATGCTTCTGCAGTAACGATGTCGCCCTGCTTATCAACGTTGTCAAGGGATGCGAAACCAGAGACGATACGTCTCTCCTTATCAACCTTCGCAAATGGAAGGGAAAGCCTAACTGAATCCCCATCGGTATTCCAATGAGCCTTTGATATAGTCATACTAAGTATATTATATACCCTTTTTTACTAGTTCTCATTTATTGAGATGCCCTGCCTTGACCTTTTGGATTTCTACCACTAATTGTGGCAGCACCATCAGATTGGTTGTTCATTCTATCAGAGTTTCTTTGTCTATCAGCAGTTGCATTTGCTGCATCCTGTGGCTTAAGGTCTAGAGGTTCATCTCCGCCCTTACGCTGTGGAAGACCAAGAACTTCTCTTGCTTCATTAGGAAGCATGACCTGAGTCTTAACATATCTTTCAAGAATTTGAGATTGAGCGATTTCATCAGTAAGTGTAAGTTCCTTAAACTTAAGAACCAGTACATCAGTTCTTTCCTTAACAACCTTAGACAAAACCTTTTCTAATTCTTTTTGTGCTGGTCTTGCAACCTGCTCCTTAAAAGTACGATCTTGTGCAAGTGCAGCAGCAATTGCAGCAGAGTCTCCTCCACCAATCTTAGAGAGAGGAACCTGATGTGCTACCAAAATGTCATCACGATTTTGTCTTCTGTATTCCTTAAATGAACCTTCTTGCACACCATTTTCAATTGGTTCCATTTTGAACTCAACCTTATTGGTATCTGAATCTCCAGGAAGAGGAATATAAAGTGTTCTGTGAGACTGCCCCTTTAGATTTGTCTGAAGGAATCTAAACATTTTATCTTCGGCATCAGATGATAACTTTGCACCCTTAAGAGTTACAACATATCGTGGGACTGCCTTATTGCTGAAATAATCGATGTTATATTGTGATGCAAGTTGATCACCATATAAAGAATTAATTGCAGACATAATATCTGGTACACCATAGAATGTATTTAATGGTGAATATGACTTAAAGTGAATAATTTCATTTGGACGTGGATCCGATCCAATTGGATTTGGATTTGTAGCACCAAAGTTTCTAAAGTAAACAACCTTTTGTCCAATTACTTGAACATATCCATCACGAAGGCGACGAACTCTCATTGTTGTTGCAGGAATATGACCAATATAACCAATCTCACCGCTAGTAGTTCTACCTACTTCAAGATACCCGTTTCCAATTGCTTGGACATCGGTAAAAACTTTCATCATTGTAGTTGTAAATGAATCATCATTATTTAAAGATTCAAGCCAATCACGCATTTCAATCTTTGCACGCTCAATGCGATTTCTTGCTCTATCTACCTGGGCAGAGTCAGCATTAGATTCTAGACGCAACATAGTTGTTGGTGAAATTTCAAAATCGTAACCTAGTCCAACAATGTTTGATACCTTTGCATCGATGGCTGCGTGATTAGCGAAAGATGTATCGTAAAAACTTGCAAGTTCGTAAACATTCCATGGTGGAGTAATTACATCAAATAGTCCGTATGCATTTCGATATACGGTGCCTGGATTAATTTCTTTAGACTTTGCATCATCTCTACCAGTTTGAACAGTAAGTGCACTGTCCATGTATCGTTGATTATTGTCTGGAGCAAGAGACTTTTCAACAAGTCTTCCTGTTCTTCTTTTAAAATTATTATCAAGTCCAGCATATGTCTTAAGTTCATTCCAAGACTTATTGAATGGATCTTCTTGCTTAAACTGATCTAAATTATCAGTAGCGTTGCCTAGTCGTGCACCAATGATGTATTCGTTCTCTTCATCACTCATTAGTCATCCGCTCCATACTTTGCGATTGTATCCTTTGCAGCCTGAACTGCACCAAGGTCATTAAGATTAGGAATGAGACCATTTTTCATACGCTCTACCTGCTCTTCATATCCTTCATCATCAATTCTAGCAACACCAGCAAAGAAGTATGGCTCACCCTCTGGTTCTCCATAGTATGCTGCTGCTTGTTTGAGTTCTGCAATCTTAGAAAGATCGCCCTTCATTGCAGGAATGTTAAGGATGTTTCCCTGACCATCAGTAAACCATTTGCCATTAGATTTCTTCCAAACATAGACGCCCCAGTCATACTGTTTTTCAATCATTGTGACTTTGGTTTCGCCAATTTGACCTGGCATTCTTGGTTTGCCGTCTTTACCGATTAATGGACCATTCTCATACTTCATAACCATAAGTATACCATACTATACTGGATTCTGTATCTGTGATTGCCAAGTTATATCTTGATATGCTGCATATTGATATCCACCAAACTGGAAAACAGAGTCATCTTCAATAATAATCTTGTTAGTTCCAGTAAATGCTTTATAGATATCAGACGGATTTACTCCATAGTAGGATGTTGAGGATATGACCAACATGCCTCTCCATAGGTATGCTTCAGCCCAGTAGTTCCAGTCTAACTCTAATTGTCCAGAATACTGAACTCTAAACCATGGTCTACTGGTTACCTTTTGAACTTCCTGTAGGTTTGTAGATTGATAATATGATACATTATTAAATAATATTGGACCATTTATCCTGATAGATCCCGCAAAATTAACAAAATTCAAAACATTAGAAAAAGAAATTCCTAGTAGTCCCCATTCACGAATTGTCATAATTGGTTCTTTTACCAACTGACCATTCCAGTAGAAGGTTATACCATCTTCAATTTGTCCAGTTTGAGCATTAATAGCATAGATTCTGGCTCTATTTCCAGTATCGCTGTTTGCTTCCATAAAGAATTTTATAATTCCACTCTTACTTTCAATTTCAAAAATCTCAACTGGAAGTGCTTCAAAACTATTTTGGTTATATCTTAAATACATCTGCATTGCCATAACCTTATATCCATCAGCCTGGTTTTGATTAATTGGAATTAAGATACCACGATTAATTAGTGGGTCATAGTCTCCACGTAATTCTATGCCAGAGTCTCTTGTCAAGTAGAGGTGTGGGGAACTTCCCTTATAAATGCTATATGGGTTTTCGGATTTATAATCAAAATAAATACCGCTCTTTTTATATGGATAAATTGGAACACCAAAACGTGTTCCTATCTTATTATCTCCACCAGCATTTAGTGTTTGTGATGCATACTGTAAAGATCTAATTGTGATTGGATTAGAAACTACGTCATCAACTGATACATGTATATGTGTTACAAGTGCAAGAGTCTTTAAATCTATACCTCTTGGTGGATAAATAATTGCATTGTCAACAACTTCATACATTGTAGTCATCCACTCTGCCCCTGGTCTTACAATGCCATTGTTTGATAAAGGAACTATGTCTATAAAAGCAGACTCTGGACTGTTGGCACCAGTTGATAGATATTGAAAGGTTACATAGGTTTTAACTTTTGACTTTGTTGTGTCGTATGAATATCTAGTCGTTAAATTATTTGATAAATCTTCATAATCGGCATATCCAGTAAAAAGTTGATTATCTAGCGAATCGTACTGTCTTTGTATTGGTGAAGAATATTTCTGATTCAATTCTTGGTATGTCCAAGATGATCTTTCAACTGTCTTCATAAATAAAGAAGGTGCTGGATAGTCAATATTGAACTGAATAAAATCTAAATCATATTTTTGCGTTCCATCAATATCGGTGACGTACTTTGCAAAATATGTTAACGGAATGTGGTCTTCCCAATATCCATCAATAGAGACTCCAAATTTCTTTTTGCCGAATCTAGAAGTAATTGACAGTTTGTAACTTGGTACGTGTTGTGATAAAAACTGAGGTAAAAATGTAGAAACAATTCCACCGCTAATATAATATGTCCAGAATGATGGACTTACTTTAACAAAAACATCATTCGCATCATAATATCCACCACTAGCAAAAGGATTGGCATCTGCATCAATTTCTACATATTCAGGATATGTTTCAAAGATATTCAAATAATCCATAGGTAGACCTCTGGCATCAAAGAAACCTACGGCACCACGGAAGTTCCTGCTTGAACATAAAGCAAAAGTATAAATTTTTCCCGTAAAGGTATTTGTGAATTCTTTAGTTCCACCAACATAAACTGAGAGGGCTGATCTATTACCAAAAAATGCTGCAACACTGCCACCAAAATAAGAAACAAAGTCTGAAACCTTAAGACCAACTGCAAACTTTTCGTTAATTGCCGTAGGGTATGCTGTATAAATTGCTTGTCCAGATAAAGAGTAAACAATGGAGTTATCAACAATGTCGATGGAGAAGTGTTCTCCAGTTAAACTATTTTCAATTCTAATTAATGTCTGAGTTGATGATTCATGTTCAACTCTTTTAAAAATTCCGTAAATACAATCTGTATCTCTATTAAGAAGATTAAATTTTTCAATAAAAATATTTCCGTTTACAGAGTTCCAAGTTGAATTTGGTCTAAAGGTAAAAGGAAGATCTTCCCCCTCAATAAGATTGATTAGTTCTTCTGCTGTCTTATCGGATAGATTAATTACTGGTTCTATATAGTCACCCAGAGAAAGGGCTGACTTCTTTACCGCAAGATTATCTAAAAATCCCTGCGACCATTTCCCTAAGTCTGGATATGTATAATTATTTGAATATTCTGCAAATGGATAATCTATGTACATAGAAGTTCCGCTATATGCAGTATTAATGTTTTCTGGGAACTCTACTCCCTGACCATAGACAAAACGTCTTTTAGCAACAACAGAAGGAACCTGATACGGATAAATAGCAACACAGTCAACCTCTAATTGTGGAACATCTTCATAGGCATAAAATCCAAGCCAGTCTTGACTTTTCCCATTTACATATTCTAGTGGTAACGACAATTCATTTGTCATAAAGGTTAATTCTATGACCTGTTCTCCGTTTATCATTAAACTTGCAGTATTATGACCAATTCTTAAATCAACGAGCATTGGTCTTTCCCATTTACCAACATAATGAGATCCAATATGGTCATTAATTTTAAGAACCATAAATGGACCATTGACGTAAATTCCATCATCAGAATTTATTGGTCCGAATATTTTTCTATCTATAGTTGTATTAGAATGTACGCTAATCCAAAACTCTACTGTTTGCTCTTTATGCTGTCCGACACTATTTAAAATTCCACACCCAGGAAGGACTAAAGATGGCTTTCCATCGTTAGCAAGAACCTTTGTAATATTTGTAGAGCCAAAAACTAATGGAATTCCAACGTTTTGAGCCATTAAAGCATTGTCTTTAACTAGGTAATAGGCATTGCTTTCTGATAAACCGTATGTTTTAGCAGGTACTGCAAGGTCCTGCTCTAAATTAATATCCGATGGGAATGCACTAGGAACTATGCCAAGAGAAGATGTATGAAAGTTTTCTGCCCATTGACCTAAAGAAAAACCATTTTGATAAAATTTGTGATGACTAATATCTGTATTTGGAACTACCACATATCCAATTTTAATAAATGGAACTACGCTATCTGTAATATGTGATAATGTTGGAGCATCAAATGTTTCTGAAATGAAAAACCAATTATCATTTAGATTAGTTTCATACTTCTTTTCTACAGTTGCATATGTTTCTTTTGCATGATCATAATATCTATATCCAATTGTTGCACTTTCAATATATGGCGTATCGGAATAGATATACGTGCCCATTGAAAAAGTAGACAATGTTTTGTTTAATGTATTTGGATTTATACTTATGTTTCCATATAGTGTTACCTCAGAATATCCTTCGGAAGGCAGCGTTGGATTGATAAGAGTTACAGAAGAGTTTTCAAAAGGTGAATTTGGAAAATTTACTGCTGCCTCTGCCGTACCACCGCTGACTTCCCAAGAAAAAATATCATGGTTTCCACCAGTTAAATCAATATAATCAGCATTATCATCTAAAGACCAAAGTCTTAGTGGATGCTCTGCAAATACCTTTTCTGCATATAGATTTGATGGATTAAACATTATAGGTATATTTTATCATACTATGGCAACTTTATTTCACAAGCATCCGTAGTACAATATGCTTCACCTTGAGCCTCAAGGTTATCAACACCATCATAAATAGCAGAAAAATCAATCTTTTTAATTTGACCAATATATTCATTATATTCGTCTTCTGTAATTTGAGTATATGGTTGTTGTGGATAAACAGTATTTCCCATTGGAAGGAATGATACTGCCTTCAACTGCCCCTCATACATATGAAGTGCTGGAGCAACATGCTTAGATTCTGTTTCCTTGTCAAAGGACAGGGTTACAGAAACTCCATTATCTGACCAATACTTTTGTGCAGTTGCTGCAAGAGCAATCTTTTCAAATAATGTTACATCTTTTTCAGAACGAGGATGCCCAGACTTTACAGGGAAATACACTACTGAAGTATTTGCTGATACTAGATCTTTTTCAATCTTGTATCCCGCTGCTTTAAAGAGATGCATCATTGGATCAGTCTCTCCAAAACGAATTGCACGAAGGAAATAATTTCCTCCAGGACCCCAGTGAACACCAGGTGTTGCACCAGAAAGAATTGATACAGAGCCAGAAGGCTTAACTGTAGTTACACGAATTGATTCACGAACACAGAGCCATTCTGAATATTGACGATCATACTTACGAATTGTATTGTAACCTTCGTCCATCCATTCACGAACAACTGGAAGACCTTTCTGATCAGCAAATGATGCAATGCCAGTTAATGATGTACCAATACGGCGGTTACGTTGCATAATACCGTTTGTCTGCTGCCAGTGAGTTGGAAGTAACGTAACAGTCTTACCATAAAGGTAAGCAAACTTCAATGTCTTGAGGAAGTCCTCCTTGGATTCATGTCGATTTAGATGAACTTCTACAAGAGTACAAAGTTCGTACGACTCCAATGGTTGCTCCGCACAAGGATTGAAGCCCATAACACGATAGTCTTTACCATCTGCAGGATCTGCAAGGCGACCATAGTTACGAGCAACATCAAGCCAGATAAAACCTGGCTCTCCGTTATCAACAATACGATCAACATATTGTTCATAGTTCATTCCAACTGTCGCTGAAATAGAATTATTTGACATCCAGGCCCATCCTGGATTTTCTGGATCATATGAGTTACGCTCAGGGAATGCTTCTGCATTCTTGAGATTAAGGAAGTCTGCATCACCATCTGCACCAAGTGCAAGGGTAGCAGAACGACGAACGTTACCTGCAACTACACATGTACCAATAAGATTAATGATATCTACAATAGCACGTGAATCTAGTGCTTCTCCAGTTCTAGAGCCTACAGCCTTACGTATGCGGTTATGTAGGTCAATAAGTGGTTGTGGGCCTGATGCAGTACCTCCAAAGCCCTTAATAGGTGCTCCCAGAGGTCTAATAAGGCTATAGTCAAACTCTTGGATATTTTGATTTGGTCTTAAGAATGAGTTAATTAATAATCTAATTGATTCTACCCATCCCTCACGAGTGTCTGGGATTTCATAAGTCACTATAGGCTCAGTAGGGGCATAGATTTGGAATTTCTTATCCTGTCCTACTGTATCAAAGCCAACACCAATGCCAAGCATAAGTGCGTCCATTACCCAAGCAAATAATGCTCCTGGATCATTCTTGTCAAGATCTTTAGTGGATACCATTGCACAGTTTTGAAGAGCAGCAGAGTTACGCTTTTCCATTGTCATTGCTGTTCCAAATGTCCACATACCACGTCCTGGTGGTGTCCACTTTAGGTTGAACATTCTATCAAATGCCTCTTGTGCTGACTTCTGTGCTTTGTAGTCATTCCATGGAAGACGATTTTCTTTAGCGTGATTCTTTTGTACTGAGTACATACCCTCAATTACACGGCGACATACTTCGTGCCAACGTTCTTTAGTTCCATCCTCCTTGATACGAGAATAGGTTCTGATGAATGTGATTTCACCTAATGAGTTGCTACCAGCATCAACGAATCCAAATGGTGCACTCTTTGCACTATATTCAGTGATAAAATCATCTGGTAAACGAAAACTAAAAAAATCTGACATGATAGAGTTTCTCCTTTATAAAAACTGTAATAAACCAATTATAGCAGAGTTTTATAAAAATGAAAACTCTCAACTAACACTTTAAAGATTACTGATAATTTTTCTTTTGCCAAAACTTCATGCGATATCCGTTAGCAAAATTAGATCTTACAATTCGTCTTTGAAGATTTGTTTTTTCAGGATCAAAATCTTTTACAACTTCAGATTCCCAATCATCTCTTTTAAATGGAATAACCTGAACCATTGGCGTTCCTTGCTTTAGAATTCCTCTAAAGTTTTTCTTTACAAAAAATGAAAGATGTCCATCTGACCAGAACTTATCAGTGTCAATAATTGCCTCTACTGCAGTTAAAGGTGTTGGTGGTTGATGCATTGGATTAATAAATAATGTACTATAACCTTCTGGAGTTTTAACCATCCATGTTGGGTGTAGCCTCAATACAGCATTAACATAAATTCCAGTATCCAATGGCAAATGAGAGACTTGTTCTGTTGAGTGATTAGCCATTAATTCATTTCTAAATCTTTCCATTTCACCTGGCAACTGTACCTCAAACTTACCGTCTGTAGTATCAATATAAATATCACATGGTAATTTTAGGATATACCCGCCTGCCATTGCATCGAAAAATGCTTGACATTTCTTTACAGTGAGTTTAAGGCTGCCATGCTCAACACCCAGTTGATCATCTCCAATAATAGAAGGTTGCTTCTTATACCAATCTGGAACATTTCTGCTTGCAGGTTCTGGCAATGGAAATACATCTGCCAAATGTGGATAGGCCTGTAGGAACTGAACGAGTTTACTTGTTGATTGTTTATTTTTCATACAACAAGTATATCATATTAGACTTTACCGTTGTGTACGATAATTCCACCAGCAATTAATGTATCTACTGGAGAAACGTTAAACTTATAAACTGTTCTAGCCTGATCAATAACCTCAATGCTGGTTACAGCAATTCCTGCTACTTCAACTTCATTAGCATGGAATACTCTATCTCCAACCTTAAGATCTTGTATTTCTACAAATGATACTACGTCTCCAACTTGAGTAAGAACCTTTTCTCCCATTGTAAATCTCATGTCAAGGTTATCATTTAAAATAACGGTGCTTGACTTAGAAGATTCTTCAATAGCAATAACAGATGTCTTAACTCTTTGGTGCGAGTCTAAAGATTTATATGATATTTTTGCAAGTGGGTCAATTAGTTCATCAACCATTCCATCCCATGTAATTGACCAAACGTTGTCTCCTACACGAATATCACTTGCTGGCTTATAACCAATCATACCATCTTCGCTAACTACCGCAACTGGTGTGTCTTGGTCAATGCAGTATCTCAAAGGTGTGAATGAGTATGCAGTTGGTGTGAACGAATATGGCGTAAAAGAGTATGGTGTAAAAGAGTACGGTACAAATGAGTAAGGCACAAATGAGTAAGGCACAAATGAGTACGGTACGAATGAGTACGGGGTAAATGAATAAGGAACAAAAGAATACGGCGTAAATGAATACGGTGTAAACGAAAATGGAGTAAATGAGAATGGGGTAAATGAGAACGTAGTGACGTTTGCTGAGTTTTGAGAAGGGTCACTATTTCCATTATCATTTGTTGCATAAACGTTATATGTCTGTGCTGTTCCTGCTTCTTGTCCAACAGTTACAGATGTAGATGTCGTATCTCCAGACTTTCCATCAGATGATGTCCAGTGATAGTTTGTAATTGGCTTGCCACCATTATTGGGAGCAGACCAAGTGACAGTATCTTGTGCTGTATTGGCAACAGTTGCTGCGGTTGGTGCAGATGGCTGTGCTGGTTTGGTTGTTGCAGTTACTGTACCAGATGTGGTACCTGCAGATGATCCAGAAGCATTTTTAGCAACTACGGTTACTGTATACTGTCCACTAGATGCTAAACCAGTTAAAGTTGCTGATGTAGTGGTAACATTAACTGTTGTAGTAGCAGGGTTAGTTGTTACATCATAACTTGTCGCTGCAGGAGAGTTTGCTGGCAATGTCCAAGAAACGGTAAAAGAACCATCATTGTATGCTCTGCCTACACCAACATCTGTTACAGTTAATCCCGTAACATCTAGTGGTGATAAAAAGTTATCCTGTGCGGATGACTTAATTCCTATTCGCTTGCTTGTAGCCATTTATTTCTCCTTTAAGTTTTATTATGCTGAGAGGTCGCCCATTACTACCCATGTGTCTGTTGCACGCTTGAATAGTGTTGCGGATGACCACTGTGTACGCAATTTCAATCCTGGTGTTCCATTAACTGTCACACCTGCTGCACCTGCGATTGTTACCTGACCTGTTGAAGTCTGAAGGATATCAATTGATGTTCCTACAGGGAATGCTGCTGTAGCATTTGTTGGAATTGTAACTGTTGTTGCTGATGCATTGCTTACTTCAACCAAAGAGTCTCTATCTGTAAGAACTACAGTATAAGATGCTGTTTGCTGGTTGATTGGTGTACGAGATGGTACACCTTGCTTTGTTTGAGTTCCATCTGAGAATGCTACACCAGATGCTGTTGCAGTTACTAGGCCAGATGCTGTAATTGCTGCAGCATTAACTGTTCCAGTAAATGTAGGGTCTGCCTTTGGTGCCTTTGCATCAATCTGTGTCTGAATTGCTGAAGTTACACCATCAAGATATTGGAGTTCTGTATTTGATACATTTCCAATAGTTGCTGATGTTGCTTCAAGTGCTCCCAGAACTAAAGTATCATAGTTAACGCTAGTTAAATCAATGACATTTGAGGTAGGTTCTGCACCATTTGAAATAAGTTTCCACTTACCAGAATCTGATGCATCACGGAAAAGACCTGTGTGCTTATGTCCTACACCAGAACCTGGATAGTATGCTCCGTACACACCAATATCAAGTGCATCTGATGACGTATTTTGATCTGCTAGATAAATAAGTGAGTCATCAACAACAAGGTTATTTGCAGAAACTGTAGTTGTTGTTCCAGATACTGTAAGGTTTCCAGAAATTACCACGTCTGCAGCATTTAATGTGCCTGTAAATGTTGGTGCTGCTTTTGGAGCCTTAAGGTCAAGTGCTGTTTGTGTAGCACTTGAGATTGGCTTATTCGCATCTGAAGTATTGTCAACGTTTCCGAGGCCAACATCTGCCTTTACAAGGCCTGAAGGCGAAGTAATTGTCTTATTTGTAAGAGTCTGTGTTCCATCTGTTGTTACCAACTTAGATGTGTCTGTAATACCGTGAACAGATGTTGTATCTGCTTCGTGAGTAGAAACTGCAGAATTAACATATGTCTTAGTTGCTAGGGCAGATGTATCGGCAATCCCGTGTACGTTTGTAGTATCTGCTTCGTGAGTAGAAACTGCAGAATCTGCATATGCCTTAGTAGCCAATGCTGATGTATCAGAGATACCGTGAACATTTGTAGTATCGTTTGCGTGTGCATCTAGTTCTGAGTGAATAACTAAGTCTGCTGTGTCAGCAATACCATGAATGTTTGTAGTATCTGAACTGTGAGTACTTACTGCTGCATCTGCATAGTCTTCTGCACCAGTGATATCTGACTGATATGCAAGATTTGCTGTATCAGCAATACCGTGAACATTTGTAGTGTCTAATGAGTGTGTTCCAACAGCACCTGTTGCAAACTGTTCAGCATTTGATTGAGCAGATGAAACTTCTGACTTTAGAGCAAGTAGAGAAGTATCTGCAATGCCATGTACGTTTGTGCTGTCTGCTAAGTGTGTTGATAAAATTCCATCTGCGTATGTTGTTGCCTGACTTTTAGCATTTTCAACATATGCTTCTGTTGCTAAGAGAGATGTGTCTGCGATACCGTGTACATTTGTAGTATCAGAATTGTGGGTGCTTACTGCACTGCCAATATTAGATGCAATTGTAGTTGTTATAAGTTCATCTGAATGTTGGTTTGCAAGACTAACGGCAAAGGCAACGTTTTCATCTAGAGTAGTTGAGAGATTTGCAAAGAATTCTGGGTCATCATTGATTGCTGCTGCTAATTCGTTCATTGTGTTTAGCAGGTCTGGTGCACCATCAACAAGGTTAGAAATGGCTGCATTGATTGCATCTTGAACGCCTGCTGCAGATGCATCTAAGAAGTATGACAAATCTGCCCAATGGTTAGTTCCATCACCAATCTTAAATTTACCTGTATCGGATTCAAAACCGATTTCTGCTGCTGCTAAAATTGGGTTAGCAGTTGTCCATTGTGTCGCAGTACCTCTGCGTTGTTGCATTCTTGTTGCCATAGTCTTTTACTCTCCTTTTTTGGGTTTTACCCATTATGCCAATTATAGCATTATTTATTAATTAAAATTGTCTACTGCAATTCCGCCATCCCAAAATGCATTCCATGATGTAACATCATAAGTGCCTGCATCTTGTAGAACTCCAGCAGAGTTATAGAATCCAGCCTCCACTAAAATACTTGCAATTAATCCATTTCCGTCAATTGAAGTATCGTGAATGTGGTCCTGTAAAGTTTCTGCATCAGCAAGATTCGCTTGTGGAATCCATACTGAATTATAAAATACATAAACTCTCTCTGTTAATGTATCTAGCCATTGCTGACCATTTGTTGGTGAAGAGGGAGCGGTAGACCCAACAGTCATAGAAGAACTGCCTAGTGCATCATCAACATATTGCTTTGTAGCAGCATGATCACTTAGTGTAGGAGAGCCTACAACTACTGCACCTCCAAAACTACCGCCGTTTGCGACCTGTAGTCCATTCTTTACTTTAAAATCTTTGTCTACTGTAGCCAAGATTTACCACTCCCTCTTAATTTTTTATTATGCAAGTAATGTTCCGACAACAGTAACTTCTGAGTTATTGTTAGCGGTTGTTACCTGTAGTTCAACATTGCTTCCAGACATTCCTGCTGAAATTGATGATGCTGAACCATTTGTTCCAACGATTGCATATTCTGTAATAGCAATGTTATCTGAAGTATCAAGGGTAAGCATTACCTTTGAAATTTCTGTGTGTGTGCCATAAGCAACCTTTACCAAGAATTCTGCTGAACGATAATCTCCAGAGTCGAATGCATATGCTGTCTGAATTCCAGCAACTGGTGCTGAAAGGCTAGAAGCAACTTGCTTTGCAACTGAGTTAAGATCAATCTCAACAAAGTTTGGTGTTACTGCTTCAAGTGCAGATACTGCACGAGAGTCTGTGAAGTATAGGTTTGTTGAACCTTCTTCTAGGTCATCAGTTGTAGAATCTGCTACACCGTTTTCAGCAGTAATAGTAAGTCCTGAACCTGTACCTGTAATTGTAATGTTTGTAAGATTTGCAGTAGTCAAAAGATCTGCTGCTGAACTTCTTGCACGAGAATCTGTAAAGTATTGGTTTGATCCCTCTTCAATATCAGATGTTGAAAGTGCATTGATTGCATTATCTGTGTATGTTGCTGCAGCATTTTGTGCATTTGTAGCAGCACCTAGAGCATCATATGTATTAGATAGGTCTAGGTTAATAATTGCATTGTCAGTGTAAAGATTAGCAGCATCTTCTGCATTTCCAGCAGCATTATCTGCATAGGTCTGTGCATTTGTTTGTGCCGAATCTGCATAACCTTGTGCAAGACCATTGTAGTATGAGTCTTGATTATCTACATAGGTTGTATCAGCCTTAGTTCCAACAAGGTTGGCAACATCTGATGCATAGTTTGGATTATCAGCAATTGCTGCAGCCAATTCATTGAGTGTGTCAAGAAGTGCTGGTGCTGAATCTACAAGTGCTGCAACTTCTTGATCTGTATAAGCCTTTGCATCATTGAGGGCAGTTGTTGCTGCACCAAGTGCATCATATGTACCAGATAGGTTAAGATTTGAAATTGACTGATCTGTGTATGAGTTAGCATCTGCAACTGCATTATCATAAGCACCCTGTGCAGAACCTACTGGATCATAGTTAGATGCAAGTGAGTCTGCATAGTTTTCTGCCTGCTGAACTGCAGAACTAATTTCACCATTGGTGTAGTTATTTGCAGAATTTAAAGCATCTTGTGCAGAACCTGCCTCATCCCAAAGTCCAACGTTAGCATCTACTGCTCTTTGATCTGTAAAATACTTGTTTGTACCCTCTGAAATTTCTGTTGTTGAGTGACCTGATAGGCTGTCAACATATGCTGCTGTACCATCAAGATCTGCTGTAATTGTGCCTGCTGCAAAATTACCATTTTGATCACGCTTTACTACTGTCTCTGGTGTATTCGCAGATGTTGCTGTTCCACCAATAAGATTGACGATATAGTCTAAATCGCCCTGCTTCTTTGTAAGAATGTCTTGTCCATTGATTGTACCTGTTGTACCTTCAACTACAAGCCCATGCTTTACCTTAAAGTCTTTATTTACTGTTGCCATTTTTTATCTCCTTTTATTTATGCCTTAAGTCCAATTCGTGCATAACGAACTGTGACTGGCTTAATTGCAGGATCTGGAGTGACTGTTAAAGCCACGGTATTTCCAGTCCGTGAGACATCAATGGTGCCAATATTCCCATCATTGTCTATTGTTCCATACTCAGAAACAGAGATATTCTCTCCGTCTACAAGGATAGTTAACTCTGTTGCATAAAATTTATTGTCTCCTGCAGATGTTTTTGCAATAGAAACAATATACTTAACCATTCGCCATACAGTTGCATCAAAGTTATCAACTACTGTAATGTTCTCAATTCCAGTAATTGTATTTTCGTTGTTTCCGTATGAACCTAAATCTGTCGATTGGGCCGAAGCGGTATCAATGAGGTCTTCATAATCTTCTTGAGATGGTCTATCTCCAGTTTGAAACTTAGACTTTACCGCAGCCAAGGATACTTTTGTCATGGTCTAATTATAACTCCTTTTTTTATTTTATATTTTAAAGGATATAGTTACTATATCCAATCACCTGGAGTGGGATTGGGGGAACGTTGTTTGGTCCATAACCCTCTACAACTATGCTGGTGAATTTTATTCTAAATGGCAAAACATCATTTATTATTGTTGTTCTGGTTAAATCTTTTAGATTAGATACGTAGTAATTATCGTTCTTTACAAACTTAGTTGTATGATTTGGTTTATTTATAACTGTTGATGATGCCATCAGTCTGTTACATCTTCAATAACAGCAATACTTCCTTGAGCCACAGTCCAAACACGTGTTGGATCTGATAACTGAATATCAAAGATGTCTCCCGTCTGAAGAATTACAGATTGTGTAGATGATAGATTTACAGTAAACTCTCCAGGAAGGTCGTTGTCATCTGCTGCTGGAAATAACTCTAAAACAATTGCAGCATCGTCAGTAATTACTCCAGCATTTTTTGGGTCATTTGGTCTCTTAATTTTCATATTAATAGTCCAATCTGGAATGTGCAATGGACTCTTACTATCGTCTGTTACATAAACTTTAAAAGCAGAAGTATCTCCACGGACTACCGTCCATAAAACCTGTGGTGGAATATTTCCAACACTATAATTACCAGAAGAACCTCTTAATTGTGCCATAAAAAAATTATACCATATTATGCAAGTCCATCACGGAGTGAACCCCATGTGCCATTGCCTTTTGCCTCTACAATAATAACTCCAACAGTTGCATCGGATTTTGCCACAATTCCTACTGCTGCTGCTCCACCTGCTGGTCTAGTACTTGTTAGTGATCCAGAATCATTTACATAAAGGGTTGATCCTGCAGTCCAAGATGATGTATTAACATTTGATAAAACTCCAGCAACTACAGCAACACCTGTAGCACCTGATGCAATATCAGTTTTTAATAAACCAAAAATTGGATAGTTTTCTCTTGTGGCTTTATCAACCACAGTGTATCCGTCAAAGCCTGTGACATAAACAGGGGTAGTGGCAATTAGATTTGTCCCACTACCATTTTTTACTTTAACCTGAATAATTGATGTATCAATGCTGGCTAGGGCATCACGAACATCCTCTGCTAATACCTTAATGTCACCATGAACATTTACATTGTCTGTTGACTCAGGATATTGAAGATTAAATTGCCCAGATGTTTGACCAGCCATAATAGTTAATTATATCATAATTAATTGTTTTTAAAGGAATTTAAGAACTGTACCGTTTTTTCTCTAAGTTCAGAATATGTTCCAGTTTCAAACTCAGAGTCTGGTCTTTCTCTCATATGTGTGCAATACACTCGTGTTTGTCTCATACATTCAAGATGGAGGGGGTGAGTATCAGAAATCATTCTCGGACCTTGTTCATCATTAGGCACATGTTTTGATCCATCCCCCATCCATCTTATACAAATCTCATCATCTGAGAATTTAACAGAACAGTATCCACACAATCCTTCTGGTAAAACACGTTTTTCGTTATCTTCTATGACATAAAAAATATTTCCTTTTTCATTAAAAATTGGTGTGGATTGCCATGGAACAGGATTATTTTTATGTAAGCCATGGCTAAAATTATTTAAAAAATAGTCATCTAAACGTACCATTGGTCTTGGTAAGCCTTGTTTTTTACCCTTTTTAAAGATTTTAAAATAACTAGTCATATTAATAATTATATCAAACAAAATGCTCAATACTTGACTTTGGGTGTCAAAAGATGTTATACTTAGTCTTAGCACCCTTAAGCAAGGTGTTATTTGTTTCTTAAGGAGGAACTATGATGAATTTTATGAATAATAAAAAACAAATCATTGGCATACTCGCTGCCTGGCTAGTTTTTGGCATTACGGCTAACGCTGCAAATGCTTTGACTGTGCAGACAGAACCAACTGTTACATTTTTATCCAGCAACCCGACTAGTAGTCCCGTTGCAAATTTAAAGGTCATGCCAGCCACCGACAAGGTGGCTTTAAACCTTTCTATGGGTAAAATTGCATATTTTAAAGCAACAAACTTAACGCTTAAAAAATATGAAAATGTTCACAGCCTTACTAACAAACAGTTAAAAGAACTTTTGGCTGCTGTTGGTTTTAAGGGTCGTGGGCTAAAGTCTGCTTGGGCAATCGCAAAACGAGAGTCTAGTGGACAGCCATATCGTTTCAATGGCAACGCAAAGACTGGGGATAGTTCTTATGGACTATTTCAAATTAATATGATTGGATCTCTTGGTCCAATTCGCAGAGATACTTTTAATCTCAAAACAAATGCGGAATTATTTAATCCAGTCACGAATGCAAAAATAGCATTCTTCATGTCAAAGAGTGGTACAGATTGGTCAGCATGGAAGGGACTAACCCCTAGAGCGAAGGCTCTTATGGCATCATATCCAAAGAAGTGATTACCACTTCTCTAATGGGCATGCTGCTTTAGCAAGGGTTGTCTTAACCTTCATGATACATCCGCACTTTTTACATTGTGTGGTTGGTTTAAAGTAAAATGGACAGGCCTGGCAGATAGACAAACGTTTATCTGCTAGGTCTGTTTTTACATATTCAGTAGAAGATTTTAATAAATCCCATGGGCGTGTTTCGCCTAGATTTTCTTTGTATCGTTCCCAGGCTGATTTGCTATCTGACATTATTATGCAGGTGGGTTAAAGTTTGTACCATCATATGTCCAGCCGAAATCAATATCGTGATTGATATCTGTTGTCTGAATGATAGTTGGATTTGAGGCAAGGGCAGCAATCATTCTATCCGTTGCATCTCCACCATCTGATGGGATAACGATTCGAACAGCAACGTCATTGCCTACTACTGCAACAAAATATGAATTAGGATGTGTATTTGACATATGATTAGTATATCATGACTTTGAGTTGTGAACTACCATATTACCCGCAATAATGGTATCTGTAGGACTTGCATTAAACTTATAAACAGTTCGTGCTTGATCAATGGCTTCTACAGAGTCTACTCTAACGACAGTCATAAGCCCATCAATAATCTCATAGATGGAATCTTCCTGTGTAAGATTTTGAACTTGATCAAACATGTGGTTATCGTTACGCTTAATAAATATCATTTCTTCGGCAGTAAATCTTTTATCATAATCGCCATTAATAATAAATGTATGAGATTTTGAAGAAGGTTCAATTGAAATAATCTGCGAGATTACTAAGTCTTCACCCGTCATTTCTCCATAATGCTGCATAGCATATGGATCATAATTTTCATCAATAAACTGATCCCAGGTTGCAGACCAAATATAATCTCCTACACGAATATCTTCTGCTTTTTTATAAGCAATAGAATCATTATTTCCTACAACCATAATAGGGGTATCCTGATCTATACAGTATCTAAGCGGAGTAAAAGAATATGCTGGAACTGGTGTAAAGGTGTATGGTGTAAATGTATAAGGAGTAAAAGAATATGCTTGTGGAGTAAACGAATATGGCGTAAACGTATATGGGGTAAAGGTATATGGAGTAAACGAATAAGTGGAACAGGCTGGTGGTCTACTTGGATACGGAGGATATCCAGTTTGAGAACAAACAGTATTAGAATCACTGCAATAACTTCCAGTATCATCTGTATAAGAAACATACTGTTCGTTTGGAAGACCTGTATTATAATATCTAGTAGAGCAATACCAGACACTAGATGGACAAGTATACATTACCCCACCAGTACAAGAATTTGTAGTAGTTGGAAGATATACAGAAGATCCATTACATGTTACCCACTGATATCCACTATCATAATTGATGCAACAAGTTAATGAAGGAATGTTAGAGGCACCAGAATATGATCCAGTTTGAACACCTCTCAAAGTTCCAGAACACTGACCAGTTAATTGACTTTGAGCAGAAGAAGTGCTTACAGTGCTTGTTGCAGAAACTTGAGTGCTTGATGTTACCCCATCACAACATCCAGTTGCCCAATAATAAGTGGTTGGTGTTGATGGCGTGAATGTATAAGGAGTAAAAGTATAGGGAGTAAAGGTATAAGGGGTAAAGGAATACGCTTGAGGGGTAAAAGAATATGGGGTAAAAGAAAAAACTTGATATACAAAATTAATTGGTGTCTCGTAGTCAACAAGTTGGTCCGCTGGAATTGTTTGACTACTAACTTTATTATTATCAGCAGAAACATCGGTATCTATGGTTGTTTCAGTTCCAACTGCAAGACCATTCATCATTAATGTTGATTCTGCAGATGCTTTAGACAGGCCAATTAAGTTAGGAACTTTTGTCATTCCCTTTGATTGTGCCCAAAATCCAAGCCATCTAAACATGCTACACCTATGCCGTCAAATCACCAATTAAGATCCAAGAGTTTGTGTCTACCTTGAATAATGATGCACCAGAATATCTAGCAGCAATTTTCTTGTTACTATTCTTACTATTAATGGTAACTCCAGAACCTTGTGCTAAAATAACATTACCGCTTCCAACTCGCACAATATCTAATCTCTGACCAACCTTAAATGGTGCAGAACTATTTGGCGGAACGGTAATTGTAATATCTGAAATAGAATTTGCAGTTAATGTTTTTCCTGCATCGGTTAAGGTAATAGTATAGTCAGAGGAAATTCCAGACAAAATCATTGAATCTCCAAACCACATCCAAGTTCCATTCCAGTAATACTGTAACTGTCCTAGGCTTCTAACGAAACAGACAATTCCATTAGTTGGAGAAGAAATGACTAAGTCTCTAACAGTCTCATCTGCAAAATTATTAATACCACCTTGAGCATTTAGAACGGATTCAAAAGTTACTGTTGCACCAAAATTTTGCGATGCTGTCCAGTTATACTCTGCATTAGTATTAACGATGCCAGATATTGCATACCAAGTATCATCCTCGGCATTATACATATAGGCATTTCTACCATTTGTATTAATTGTTGACATTATTAATCACCCACCTAACATCACTTTCAGATAATCCAAGGGCAACAAATTTTTGAATTGCTCCCTCTAATTCAACTTGCTTATCTAGTGATTGTTTAATAATATCTTGAAGATTATTTTTAATAGATTCATGAATATCTTTTTGATCACTAGTCATATTTTTAATATCTATACTATTGTCGAATGCATTTATCTCTAAATATTGAATCTTTGCAGCCATTATGCATACCTCCATACCTCAACTGTACCCGCATCAAATGTTCCATTAGATAAGGTCAATTGAATAGACGAGATAGCACTTGTATTATAATAATATCCAAAATCAGTAGTTGATGCCTGACAAGATACTGGTTTTAATGGGATAGAAGTATCTGCTAGATCAATCATGACTCCATAGGTATATGTTCCAGTATTTGCATGTAATGGTGTTGCTAAAAATGTTGAAGTTGTATGTCCATCTGGAGCAAAATAATGAGAAGCAGTGTCATTATTAAAATTAATAGCAATAGAGGCATTACCACTTGTATAGTTGTGACTCCACTCACGAAGAATAAGGTAAATCTTTGAGCCACTCAAACTTGTTATATTAACCGAAGAGTTAGAAAGTGATGCATCTACAACTTTAGACCATGATCCTGTTTGAGCACCCCAGGCTGGAAGACCAGAAACAACTTTAAGAATTTGACCTTCGGAACCTATTGCTAATCTTGCAATTTCATTATTATCTGTTCCATAAATTAGATCTCCTGCTGCGTCTACTAGAGTTGGCAGTGGAGATACTGGGATCCAAGAAGATGATGATGATAGATATACAAGTGTTTTGCCAGAATTAGGATTTACCCAAATAAGACCATCTGTAAGTCCCTGTGTTGGGGTTGTGACCGAAACAACGGCAGATGAATAAATTGGAGCACCATTACCTGGAGTATTCTTATCAACCCAAATATAGCCATCGGGCACATTGGTTGGCTTAGATGTAGTAACATCTCCACCAGTTCTTTTTACTTCAAGAATATCTACACGTGAATCAATTGATTTTAGGTGTCCCGCCACCGAATCCGCTACAATGTCATTTTCTGTTAAGGGTGCGTCTACAGTTCCATAGTGGTATAGTTTTAGAGCAGCCTGAATGTCAGCAGGATCATCATATCCTGGAACTTGTGTTTTATATACTGAGCCAATATCTTCAGAAGCCATAAGTTATCACCATACTAGATTATACCACCGTAATGAAAAGACTTATAGACTTTCCAGCAAGTGGGCTAACCCAATCTCCTTCTACAAATTCTTTAGCATTTATAATAACGGGAAGCGTTATTAGTCCATTATCTCTGACAAGATTTCCAAAAGTAATAGACGATGCAATAGGGTTTGTTCCACCAGAAATACTATATTGAACATTTAAGTTTTCTGGACTAATAATAGTGTTGGTAGATAAACCAACAATAGGAAGATTTGTTGTCCATTCTCCATTGACGAATGAAACATTATTAATTTTATCAGAGTATGTGTTGGGCATTAACTTGACAAGTTTTACCCACGTATTTCCACTGACAATATTTTGATATTGATACATATATGAATATTCTTCATCAGAAGAGAGAATATTAATATACATGTCTAAAAGTTGTGGAGTTTGTCCAATAACAGTAGATGGATTATTTGGGTTCCCGCTACCAACAAATATTTTGCTTCCACGATCCCCAGTTGAACCAAAATCAAGTGCAACATCAATAGATGCTGGTCCACCAATTACGGTTAGGTCATCTGTAGAAATTAAAACATTTGTCAATTAGATTCACCAATTCCCTGTGTAACGTCATCTGTTACTGTAATTGTGCCAGTCAAAAGTGTGTGAATTAAATCATATGGTGTATTAGATTTTCTGATCTGAATATCAAAAACATATTGTGTACCCGCAGATAGGCTATCTGATCCATAATCCTTTGCAATTGCACAAGATACATAACCACCAGCAGCATTGATGTTTGCGTAACCAGAAACTTGAGAGGATACACCACTAGTTCCTCTTGTTGTAGAAATTTTAAAGGTAGCATTACCATAACCAGAAAGGTTGAAGGTTGACCCATCACTATTTTTAGGATAGATCTTAAATTCGTGGGTATCACCACGGTAATAGTTAAAATTATAAGTTGCTGGAAATGCCATATGTTCCTCCAGGATAATTATATCACAGATACATAAATTTTATCCATAATTACAGATGCATCATAGTCTGTTCTAATTTGTGGAACTGCTCCTGTTAGCCACATAACATCATTTTCAATAAAAAAGTCCTGAGTTACAGAAATTTTATATTCATACTGATATTTTAAAGATGCGACATACTGAGCAACCTCTATATTAGATCCTGCAAAAAAGGTTCTAATCCAAACTTCTGTATTTGAATTAAAGGTGGTCAAAGTAAAGTTATAATTAATAAATACGTGAGAACCCATATTTAAACCACGAAAATTAAACTTTTTACCGTCTTGATTCCAAAAACTAGCACATCCAGAAGGTAGATAATCTAAATTGCTGCTTTTAGGCGATGCATCGATTGTTACGGTTACCCATCCATCATCACCACGAGAAATACCAAGTTTAGTTTGTATTTTTTTAGTATTCTCATACGATGCCCAGCCAGCCTGTTGTCCAGAAGAAGATAAAGAACTTGCACCATCTTTGCCAGGACTGCCTTTTTCACCTTTTGGCCCCCTCTCTCCGTCTCTACCAGGAGGCCCCATGGGTCCTTGTGGGCCTACATCACCTTTCGGACCAGGAATACCCTGTGGGCCTAAAACAGGTACATAACTAAGTGGGGTATCTGGAAGAATTTGCTGTTGTGATTGAACAACCTGAGATGCATATCCATTTTTGGGACCAGGAAAGTCCATAGATTTAGAAACAGCCATACTGCTATTATCTCACGATATTAGGAAACTTGAGTTACAGTAACAATGTTTGAAGGAACTTTTGCTTTAGTGCCAGTGAGACCAGTAAGTGCTTCTACTTTAACATTGGTTGATGGAGTAGACCAGAAAATTTCAAAATAATCTCCTGCAACACCATCAACAAACCAGTTCCACGCAGCAACTGCATAAGGGTTATTTGCTGTAATATCAAAACGGGTTCCAGTCCAATCCATGGTTGTACCGTTCTTTTTTAGCCAGATATAAACAATTGCACCAGAATTTGTACAGTGGAACTGAGTAGAAAATTGAATATTAAAAATGCCGTCTTGGTCAATAACTAGTTGTGAACTATTAATTCCGCCAATATGAACATTGCTTGAATAGTCCGTTGTTTCATAAGACAATGCCTGTTCAGCATTAGAAGCATATGGACCAAAAGTATTATGATCACTAAATGCACCATAAGCCTTTGAAGGTGATGCAGCAGGAATATCAGAAAGAACTGCAATTCTGTGATCTGGATCAACTGAGTTTAAATAAGCAAAATTACTTCCAGGATAAAGAATAATATCATTAGATGATCTAATAGTTAAATCGGCAGAATCTCCAGTAATTTTATTTTGAATATTTCCACCAAAAATAACTCCACCTTGTGAAGAATCTTCAACACCAACAATAGCAATGTGATTACCTTCATCCACATCGCCAATCCAAGCATCATCACCAATCTTAACGTTAGTGCCATCACTATTATGAGTTACATAAATTTTGTCAAAGGTTGGGGATGAACTTGTACCAAGTCCTTGTGGTAGTGGAGTGCCACTTCCGCCAGATCCTGCTGGTTGTGTAAATCTTGCCATTATTATTCAAGCCCTACTCTGAAAACAGCAATCTGAGAACCGTTTGTATCAGTAACTGCATATAGTGCATCTGGGCCAGGTAGTTCTACAGACCATGCAGTACCAGGAACAAGTTTATATCCATAATCGGATGTAGATACTGTAGAGCCTCCAAGATAAACATTGGCAGATGAGTCTACGTTTTGAATTGTAATGTCCATTCCTGAGTGAATGCCATTTGGGGTGAGGCGAGTTGAGTCGCCATCGCTGAGGGTTATTAATGCGTGAATTGTCATATCAGTATTATATCACTGATTTGTTTTATAAATTTTGTTACCGACTTTAATGACTTTTGGCAAGTCTTTTCTTGGATTGCTAATTTTGATTACTGCCATTATAATGTCCCCGAAATATCTGCAAACACTGTAATGGTTCCAAGTACTGGTGTCCAAATTGTTCCATCATTCAAAGTAACTTGTAGATCAAAAATTAACTCATTAACAACAGAAGAATAACCTCTACCCCATAATGCAGTCATAGATGCGGGGGCAGTTATATCAACATAACCAGTTCCAGCAGCAGTTTCAAGTTCATCTAAAACATCTCCACGGGAATCATATGCTGTAGAAGAAAATTCCCAATCACTAATATTATAGTGGCTTACTTCATCATTTTCTAAAAATTCTATACGAATACTGGAGGTGTCACCTCTAACTACCTGCCATTTTACTCTTGCAGGATCAGCACCAAAAATATCAGGACCACAGTTATTCATAATACAATGATTATACCATAAAATAATGCTGATACCTCAGTCGGTGGGTATGAGAGACGGACTAAGGTACCAGCACTTAAATTATATCATAAACGTATAAAGTGGACATTTAGTATTTTGATATGTTAATTCTTTGTAACAATTTGGTAACTTTTTAGTAAATGGTATCAAGAATAGGAACTGGTCTGCTATACTTATTATATATATTAAATATTAAATATATAAGAATAGTAAATATATTAGATATATTATATATAGTATATAT